ACGAGATTGAAGTCACAGAGGAGAGCATCACCAAGGTTATCTCTGAGCGTCTGATTGACGTTGTTGAGCCAAAGATGGATGACTCTTTTCCTAAGAAGATGACTCCTGAGTATCTGGCTGATTCTGTTCCGTCTGACCGCTGGGGTATTCCTGAGGAACTGGTGAAGGCTCTGAAAGAGAACAAACCCGTTGTCATCATTGGCAATCCTCCATATGGAACATCTGGTGGTAGTACCCGAACTGAGAACAAGTCTGGTATCACATCCACCAAGGTAAACAAGGAGATGGTTTCTCTTGGTTGTGGTGGTCATGCAGCCCAGGATCTTTGCACTCAGTTCTATTGGCGTGTTGCGCTACTGGCTCGGACGTTCGGGTACACTCAGGACTTCCATGTGGTCTTTTTCAGTAAGTCGTTTTTGACTTCTCCTGCGTTCAGTGGTATGGTTGATGACTTCACCAAGGACTTCAGGCTGGAGTCAGGGTTTGTCATGGATGCCAGCGAGTTTAACGGGACAGCAGGGCGGTGGCCCATCCTCTGTTCTCACTGGGTCATTGACACCTCTGAGAACCATGAGCCACAGACACAGTTCAGGTATGCTGTCAAGCGCAGGAATGTTGACAAGAAATTGAACCAGGTGTTTGTCACTGATGATGGTTCGTGTCTGTTGAAGCGAGTCGATGACAGCAATCGTTTGTCAAGGATGATTCCCGCCCCAACAGGTGAGCACATTGACGACTATCCTGTCACGATTAACGGGTTCACTGACAAACTGGGCAACAATCTTCGTGGTCGAGCAACTGAGGGAGCATTCGGGTTCCTGCAGAAGCGCGACACTTTCAAGGGTGCCGACCTGAAGACCAGCATGTTCACTATCACAAACCGTTCTGGCGATGGAGTGCCTGTTGACTCTGGTAACTTTGCTGAAGCATGTACTGTGTTTGCGGTCATTAAGAACTGCTACAAGACTATCAAGGCCAAGGGAACTGACTGGGTTCATGATAGAGATGTCTTTGTCGGGATGACTGATGAGTTCACCAGTTCTGAGTCCTACAAGGAGTTTGAGGCTGACTGTGTAACTCTGGCGCTGTTCAGTTCTGGTAGCCGTCAGACATCACTGAGTGGTTACAGTTCCAGAGGTAAGACCTGGGATGTTGACAACGAGTTCTTCCCTGTATCCAGAAGGTTCATGGAGGACGTGGCTTTGGATAATCTGGATCAAGGTGGTTCACAGATGCTCTCAGAGATTCAGAGGTCTGACGAACGTTTTGCCTCAACGTGGCTGGAGGATGCTGCAAGATCTGGTAACCTGTCTGATAATGCTAGAAGTCTTTTGAGGACATGGGGAGAGATCCTTAAAGTCTCGTTCAAGTACCGTCATGAGTACGTCAACACTCCTGGCCGAACAGGGTATGGTCTTGATCGCTGGGACGCTGGTTTCATTCAAGTGTACAACATGTGTTTCAGCACTGACCGGTATCTTCCAGCAGCAAAGAAGGATAAGACATTGCAGGACTTGTGGGCAAGGTTCTGTGAGCAGCGACAGGCTCTTAGTGACTCTGTTGTTTCACAGTATAGAGAAGACACTGGTTTCTGATACTGAATCAGTTAGTAGATAGATGAAGGAGAACAACTTGGCAGAGAGCAAGACAAAGGAAGAGCGTCGCCAGGAAAGGCGTCAACGTGCAGCCGAGATGCGCAAGCAGGCAAAGAAGAAGGCCCGCCGGGACAAGATTGTCAGAGTATCGGCTCTTGTGTCTGTGATTGCCGTTCTAGTTGGACTAATAGGATACATAGCGGTTACTGCTCATAACAAGAAAGACTCTGACGGATGGACACAGGCTGCTACGCAACTGACACCTAAGAACTTTGACGAGCATGGTGCTTTTCAGGTGAAGTCAAACAACTTGAAGAGCAGTGCTACCAGAGTTGATGACTTCTTCGACCCTCTGTGTCCTGGGTGTGGTGCTGTGCATCGTGCTTCTGGTGACAGGATGAAGGAACTGGTGAAGTCTGGTGACATTGACTTGCGGCTGTCTCCTGTGTCGTTCCTGGATGAGGCGTCAACAGACAAGTACTCAACTCGTGCTATCAACGCCTTCGTGACTGTTGCTGAGAACAGCCCGGAGCACGCCTTGGAGTTCCTGTCAGCACTGTATCGTAAGGACTTCCAGCCCCAGGAAGGTACTCATAACTATGGTCAGAAGCCAGTGACGGATCAGGCTCTTGTTGAGGCTGCTGTGGGTGCAGGAGTTCCGGCAGATGTCGCCAAGACTATTCCTGAGCACCGCTATGCTGACTGGATCAAGAAGACGTCTGAGAAGCAGGTGAAGAGGTCAGACCTGTTCCCTGGTGGTTTCTCCACTCCAGCCATCTTCACTGGTGTCAAGTACGGTTCTGATGGCAAGGCTTCTGGAACGAAGATTGACTTCAAGAACAAGGACATCCTGAAGGCGTTCAACGAGGCAGTTGGTGTGAAGTAGCGCTCACACTCTTGCCAGAGAATCACACACGACGAGTTGTGATCTGTGTCGTATAATCATGTTGCACAGATCACAACTTTTCTGTTTGACATAGCAGGTACTAGCAGAGTAGTATGTACACATCTGGAGATCATGATTGACTCTCTGGATTGGTACCTCAACACAACACTAACTACTTGTGCTGCATATGCCTGACAGAGTGTTTTATGTAGCACCTGAACCAAGGAGAAGACATATGCGTAATCTGGTATCAGTCCAGACCATTACTGACATCACCCCTATCAAGAACGCGGATCGTATTGTCAACGCCCGTGTTCTTGGTTGGAACGTCATTGTCAAGAAGGATCAGTTCTCAGTGGGCGATAAGATTGCCTACTTCGAGATCGACTCTCTTCTGCCTGAGACAGATCCTCGCTATGCCGCTTTCATGTCTCGTGGTGTTCGCAAGTACACTGACGAGAACGGAAACACCTCTTCAGGTCACGTTCTTCGTACCATGAAGATGCGAGGCGTGTACTCACAGGGTCTTATCATGGGTCTTGATGAGATTGGTTTCACTCAGGAGCAGATTGACTCACTCTCTGTAGGCGCTGACATCACTAAGGAGGCTGGCGTCCTTAAGTACGAAGAGCCGCTTCCTGCTCAGGCTGGTGTTATTGGTAAGTTCAACGAGGCTATGGCTCCCAAGTCAGATGCTGAGCGTGTGCAGTCTCTTGCTGAGCACTGGGACGAGATTCTTGGGCTGAAGTGGATTCCTACAGTCAAGGTTGACGGGATGTCTCAGACATTCACCAACATTGACGGAACTATTCACGCCTACTCTCGTAACTGGGAGATTCCTACCGAGAACACTCTTGGCTACCAGATTGCTGAGCGAATTGGTATCGCTGATGTGCTTCGTGAGCATCCTGGTATGTCTGTTCAGGCCGAGTTGCTTGGTCCTGGAATCCAGAAAAACCGACTCAAGTTTGACACTGCTACCCTGAAGGTGTTTGCAGTGTATCAGGACGGAGAGAAGGTTGATCGTGAGGACTGGGACGAGCGGTTGCTGAAGGTCGCTGTTCCCGCTCTGGGCGATGACTGGATGCCTCATGGTACGATTGACGAGATGATCGAGAAGGTCGCTACTCTTCGTGATAACGTGACCAAGGGTTGTCGTGATGAGGGTATTGTGTTCCATCTGGCTGCTGGTCAGGAGGTTCCGATGTGGATGGACAGGAACCGGAACTTCAAGATCATCTCGAACGGGTACCTAGTCAAGCACAACATCTGACACATCAGATCGATTGCAGAGTGAATAAAAGAACCAAGTGCAAGAAGATTTTGAGATACTTCTTGCACTTGGTTTTCTTTTTGCGGTGATCTTGTTTGCTATGTTCTGAGGATCTTTGGGTAGTGGTTGACTTTTGTCATCTTAACGTGTAGGATGTCACATGTCCCTGATGTAGGAGAGATTACAGGGCGTAGAGGAGAAGGTATGAAGCGTATCACGAATCAAGAGGCTGCTAAGTCACTTGGAACCGATGTTGAGTCACTGAAGAAGCAACTCCAGGGTAAGAAGAGGCGTAACGAGGCTTCTGTCAAGGCTTTACCTGAGATTAACAGCGATGAGGTTATCAAGCGTCGTATTCGTGATCTGACGACTCCTAACGGATGGATCCGAAAACTCACTCAGGAGGAACTGGGTATCTTCACAGAGACCGTTTTGACGGCTGTGAATCGTACTCCTGTGTTCCGTGAGGGGTTCGCGCTGCTCTCCCCGTTTGTTGACGCTACTGCTGAGACGTGCTACACGGATAAGCACGCTCGAGTTGGTCTGTCTTACCGGTTCCTGTATGCTTTGGATCCTAGTACTCGTGCAACCTGGCTGACTCATGAGGTCATGCACCTTCTGAACAACCACTTCACTCGTTTTGCGACGGCTGGTGTTCGTGCTGCACGCGCTAACATTGTTGGTGACCTTGAGATCAACACGTGTCTTCACGCCAATCGTACTATGACGACAAGTCACATGCTTCTTCCGCAGGACTATGACTTGAAGAAGTTCAAGACTATGGAGTGGTATAACGCCAACTGGAACGCTCAACTCGACCAGATCCTCAGCCGTGATGAGTCCAGGATGCAGCAGAGTGATGCGTCCTCAAGTTCCAGTTCTCCATCGCAACAAAGTGGATCTGGCGATCAGAGTTCATCTGCTGAGGATGACGGAAGTCTGCCAGATCAGATGAGCAGTGGCAGCGGATCTGGTGACAGTGATTCTGACAGTCAGGATCAGCAGTCTCAGAACGACTCTGGTGGCAGCGGCTCTGGATCAAGTAGTGGTGACCAGCAGCCCAGCGATTCCTCTCAGGGCTCTGGCGGTTCGTCACAGTCTCAACCTGACGAGTGGAGCGAGGGCGATGGTTCTGGTCAGTCTCAGTCCGGATCCAGTAGTAGCCAGTCGCAAGGATCCAGTGGCTCTGGATCTGGTAGCCAGTCTGACGACAGTAACTCAGAAGATGTCTCCCAGCAAGGAGATAGCGGGTCCTCTAATTCCTCTCAGAATGGAAACAACGACGGTGGTGACACTGACCCTAGTTCTTCTCAGAGTGGAAACAACAGTAATGATGCCAATTCTGGTTCTTCCCAGAATGATGCTGATGATCAGTCTCAGAATGGTTCTGGAAATGGTGGTCAGCAGGACGAGAGCAGTGATGGTGACGATCAGCAGAGCGGTAACTCTGGTGGTGGTTCATCATCTAAGAGGAAGCGTCGTGGTAGTGGAATCCAACTAGGCTCTGGCACTGATTTCTCGTCTCTTGGTCCTCAGTCTGGTGGATCTAACGGCCAGCAGCCTAACTCTGGGAACAGTGGTTCAGGAGGCGGTGGCGGACAACAGCAGGGCGATCCTAGTAGTGACGGAGGCGGCTCTGCTGGTGATGGACAGCAAGGCGATGGAGGTCAGTCAGGAAGCGGTTCGGGTTCTTCTGGTCAGTCAAGTCAGAACCAAGGACAGGATTCTGATGGCGATAATGGAGAAGACCAGAACCAGCAGTCTGACAAGATTAGTGAGAGCAACGACCGTCTTGCTGAGGACATGAAGAGTAAGAACACTACTGGTCCTAGCGAGAAGAGCATGACGTGTGACACTCCGAATGACCTTCGTGAGCAGGCTGCTGATGCTGCTGGTATTGAGAGGAAGTCCAGCGCTACACAGGCTGCTGCTCGTGACAGCGTGAGAACCAGGATTGTTCAGGATCAAAACTCCCGCAACCAGTCCTCTGACGGCTCTGGCGATGAGTTTCTGATGCTTGCCCTGAAACTGATGGGTACTCCTAAGGTCAAGTGGCAGACCATTCTCCGTCAGAGTATTGCTAAGGCTTATGGCGAGATTATGGCTGGTAAGACGATTCGTACCTATCGTCGTCCAAATCGTCGTTTCGGTGGTGGTAAGAACCAGCCTATCTTCAGGGGATCGTCTGCTATCAAGCCTACTGTGATGATTGGTATTGACTCGTCCGGGTCTATGTCCAACCCTGACTTCTCAGCAGCCATCACTGAGGTCGTGTCCATCATCAAGGGCGCCAGCAAGACCAAGGGCGGCGTTGAGATGTTCTGTATCGACACAGATGTCAAGAGCATTGAGGTTGTTAACAACGTCAATAAGTTGAATCTCTCTGGTGGTGGTGGAACATGGATGCACTCTGGGTTTGAGTTCATCAAGTCTCTGCCCAACAAGAAGCAGCCTGACATCTTCATTCTGGCGACAGACGGTTACCTTGCTGATGAAGACTGGGAGCAGATCTACCATACAGTCACAGATCCTTCAACGAAGTTCAAGACGGTTATCCTTATCACTCAGAAGGAGAGTTACAAGAACTGCCCGATGAAGTTGAAGCAGGCCACAACAGTCATTGACATTCACACTGAGAAGTACAATGACTGAGAAAAACTGACAACAGGTTAGCATCTACAGGAAGGTCACCTCTAGCATACTCCGCTTGTTCAGTCAAGATCAGGATGTGCCTGCAGAGGTGACCTTCCTCATACTTTCGTTAAGATTGACTATGACAGAGAAATCTTAGTGAAAGTGGTTGAAAATGCCTGTAAATGAGCGTGTTGCACAACTTGAGAAGATCTTCAAGGAGATGAACAAGGATAGTCTGTTCTCTGATCAGTACTCTGATGATGAACTGATTGTCAAACTGGGTAATCGTCCAAGCAAGCGTGTTCCGACTATCTCTTCTGGAAGTGTTGTTCTGGACGCTAAACTTGGAGGAGGGTTTGGTCGTGGACGTGTTGTGGAGATCTATGGTCCTGAGTCGTCTGGTAAGACCACTTTCGCTCTGACTGCTGTTGGTAATGTGCAGTCTGATGGTGGTACAGCACTGTTCATTGATGCTGAGAACGCTCTGGATCCTGTGTACGCGAAGAAACTGGGTGTTGACATTGACAACCTGTTCGTTGCTCAGCCTTCTGCTGCTGAGACTGCTCTGGACCTGATTGTCAAGGCTGCTGAGTCCAGGGGTGTTGACATCATTGTTCTTGACTCGGTTGCTGCTCTGATTCCTCGTAAGGAGTTGGAGGGTGTCGCTGATGATCAGACTATCGGTGTTCTTGCCAGGCTGATGTCCAAGATGCTGAAGAGGATTGTTCAGGTTGCTGCCAACACAGGAACAACTGTGATCTTCATCAACCAGACTCGTGAGAAGATCGGAGTCATGTACGGTAACCCTGAGACCACGACTGGTGGAAACGCCTTGAAGTTCTACTGCACTCAGCGTATCCGTATGTCTCGTGGTAAGCCGATCATGGAGGGTAAGAACACCATTGGCCTAACACTGAAGTTCAAGATTGTCAAGAACAAGATTGCTCCGCCGTTCGCTGAGGGTGAGACAGTTCTTTCCTACGGTCACGGTATCAACCTGGCTGCTGAGATTGTTCTGGTTGGTCCTGACTACGGGATCATCACCAAGAACGGCAACACCTTGTATGAGACTGAGACTGGAGAGAAGTTGGGTGTTGGTCGCGCTAAGGCCACTGCTACTATTGAGAGTGACCCATCCATCCTGGTTCGTCTCAGGAAGGCTCTGAAGAAGAGTATCGAGGAGGCTGATGAGGATCCAGTCTCGCCTCAGGATGATGAGGATGACGCTCCAGAGGCAGTAGATGATGAACTGGCTCAGGATGAGCAGTACATTGAGGATGCTGACGAGGAGTGAGATACATCACTGACCAGAGACGCCAGTTGATCTGAGGAATTCTCTTAGTAACTGATGTTTCCGCTGGTCAGAGCATATTTAAAGAAGTCCTGTGTGCAATCTTGTGTGAGGGGTTGCACACAGGACTTCTTTGTGATAGTGTTCACTCACAAGTTGATAAGAGATTTTCGTCACTAGGGAAGAGGAGAGCCAGAATGACGAACAACACAGATCAGAACCAGAAGTCTTTCAAGAACTACGGCGCCTATACCATGGCTGAGGGTATCCTTCGAGCAAACATGGATGCACTCAGGGCTGTTATGATGGTATCTGACCCTGGTATGACCAAGACTGCTACTGTTCGGTCTATTGCTCAGGAGATTGGCTACGATCTGGTCACGATTATCGGGTCTCGTATGCAGCCTGAGGATGTGAGTGGATTCCCGACTCGTGGTGAGATCGTCATTGAGGACCTGCATCTTGGCACCAAGGAGATTGACTCTTTCGTCAGTTCAATCAATCCTCACACAATCAAGAAGGAGAGGCGTGGGGATCAGTATGTTCGAGTGATTCCTGTCACCGAGTACGCTCCCCAGTCGTGGCAGGTGTTCATCCAGGAGCGCCGTAAGGTTATCCTGTTCTTTGACGAGTTCTCCAACACGTCTCCAGCAACTCGTGCATCACTGCTGTCACTGGTTCAGGACAGGCAGTTCCCTAACGGTGACTTCTTCCCGGATGAGGTCATTATCGTTGGAGCAATGAACCCAACCGAGTCCGCCGCCGATGGCTATGAGATGGATATGGCTACAGCCAACCGTTTCGCTTGGCTGCGCTGGATCCCTGACAACTTCAAGTGGCTGGAGGGAATGAAGACGGCTTGGGGAAGGGTCGCTGAGGACTCCAACGAGGGTAAGTGGCGCTCATTCATCGTCAGGTTCCTTGAGGAGAATCCTGGTCTTATTCACAAGATGCCAGACATCAATGAGGCCAGTACAGATGGAGCCAAGGCTGTGTATGAGAAGGATCTGACCGATCCGTCCATACGTACTGCTGCTATCAACGCCTGGCCGTCATACAGGACATGGGATGAACTTGCTCGTGTTCTGGACATGATTGACGCTGACAAGGATCGGGCCAACTTCGTTATCGACGGTCTCACAGAGTCGAATGTTGGTCTTGAAGGATCCGTGAAGTTCCGTGAGTTCCTGACACGTAACGGTGCTCTGAATGTCGTGGAGATTATCAAGAACCCGAAGTCTCTGTCTGATGCTGAGTGGCGTCGTCTGTCACAGAACGACTTCCAGACCATCCTGAATGCTGCTGTAAATCCTGAGATTATCAACAATGATCTCTATGTCAACTCTATCGAGATCTTCAATACGCTGATCAGGATTGAGCGAGAGTCTTTCGGCGCCTCTCAGTTGCAGGCTTTCCTGGGTATGCAGAACTCGTTCAAGGGTCTGACCAAGAAGGAGAAGGAGTTCTTCAAGAAGGAGACGATGAAGATTGCAGCAGCGTTCTCAAACCTGACAGCAGAGCGTCAGATTCGCATGGCTAAGTAGGACACTACAATCCTCATCCTCTTTGGTGGTGCTGGTTTATTGGCCAACAGAGGAACGACAATGGGGTCAGCCATTCCAGCACTGACGCTGGCTCCAGAAGACCTCGAGAGTAGTACAGTTCTCTCCTCCTAGTACTGCTCTTGAGGTCTTCTTTTGTTGACACAGATTGTCAGTGCGTGTTCTTTGCGTATGGGATTCTTTAGGTAGTTATGAGCAAGCAGGAGAGATGACTTGTTAAGATGGATTAGCAGATATGTCGTTCGTTCTGCATGGAGACATATTGTAGTTTGATGTTAATTTGTTTGCTTTGAGGGGTGGAAATGAGCCAGGAGGACTTCTACGACAGTGACTCTGTTCCACCAGGCTTCTCTGTGGATGATGACGAGTTGCTGTCTCTTCCTGGAGTAGATCAGGAGAACTATCCTTATGACGCTTCTCACTACTCACAGTACAGCAACGAAGAAAGCAACCAGGACGATGACTCTGAGTTGGATGCAGCAGTAGAGAAGAATGATCAGGTTCGGGATAGTGTCTCTAGCGAGAACGTAGACACTGATACTGAATCTGAAGGTCACCCAAACAGTCATCAGTCAGAGCAAGACTCATCTGATTCAAATAACTCCAGCAGGAACAGCACATCGTCTCAGTCAGACGAAAGTCATGAGCCCTCCTCCAAGACCAATAAGTCTGTATCACGATCTACTAAGTCTCGCTCTTCAAGCAGTAGTTCTAGCAGAAGTGACTATGACCCGTATGAGATTGCTCAAAAGGGCCTTGTTGCCAGTCTTCTGTATGATGACATTGACGCTGACCGTGTTCTAGAGATCATTGATGAGGACGACTTCAGTGTCGCCTCGTATCGTGAGATCATGGCGTCAATTGCTCGTCTGATACGCTCTGACGAAGCGGTTTCTGTGACAACTGTGGGCGCAGACTTAGAGCAGCACGGAAGACTGAAGAATGTTGGTGGTCTTCGTGAACTCTTCTCTCTCAGGGTCAAAGGAGAGGCCGCCAGGCTTGAAGCAACGCCTGTTACATACGCTAGAATCATTCGAGAGTACTCGTCCAAGGAGACCATCAGACAGGCTCTCAAAGAGGCTCAGAAGACCCTTGTAGGCGACTCTGGTGTATCTGCCAGCCAAAGCATCTCAGAGATTCAGGATACTCTGAATCAGGAACTTCTGAAACTGTCAGATGACTCCAAGACGGTTAGTGTGGCGAACTTCGTTGAGGACTACGACCTCATCCTTGATGAGCGAAAAAGACTCAGTGAGGAGAACAAGGAACTCGGAATCGAGGGACTACAGGGTATTCCTACTCTGGTTCCATCATTGAACAGGTTTACTGGTGGATTCATGCCAGGTCAGTTCATCACTGTGGCCGCTAGAACTGGTGTTGGTAAGTCTGTCTTCGCTGTCATGCAGGCAATTGCTGCTGCTGAGGCCGGGTACAGCGTCATGTTCTTCTCCCTTGAGATGAGTCACGAGGAGATTGTCAACCGTATTGTTGCCAACATGAGTGGTGTTCCACTGAACAAACTCAAGAGTGGTCTGCTCTCTGAGGAGGATCGCAAGAAAGTCTTTGAGACCACCAAGCGTCTGAGAGAACTGAAGATCCACATTGACACTGATGACAAGATCTCGATTGACACTATCCGATCAAAGGCTCAGAAACAGGCAACAAGCCCTGACGGCCTGGACATGATTATCGTTGACTACCTGCAACTTGTGTCTTCACCAAGAAGGTACACAAACAGGCAGGAAGAGGTTGCCTCAATCTCCAAGGACATGAAGCGTATGGCTCGTGCGCTTGGTATTCCTGTCATGTCTCTGGCTCAGTTGAACAGGAAGCAGGGCGGGGACGATGACGGCGAGGACGTCATGCCAACCCTTGACAACATCCGTGAGTCTCACGCTATCGCTCAGGACTCAGATGTTATTATCCTACTTCATCGTGACACGAAGACTGACAACACTGTTGGTATCACCAAGATCATCCTTGCTAAGCAGCGTGACGGTGTGTCCAACAAGATCATCAACTGTCACTCCAACCTCGCCAACTCCATGTTCCGTGAGATCAAGAAGGAGAAGGACGTGTCTCACTCAGACTTCTCAGACGATGATTTAGAGTCAGAGAGTGACTATGTTGGTGGAGATGACGGGTTTGACGACGATCTGGATGACTTTGACGATTTTGACTCTGATGACGATGAGTTCGGAGACATCGATCCAGACTTCTGAGGTGTGACACTGGCATCATTGTGTGCTATAATTGTGACGCACAACTCAGTGATAGATACATCAGTGAGAGGCATCTCATACATCAGAGATTTTCTCGTGGTTTAACAGTTTTCTACAACAGGCAAGGATGGGGTTTTATGGCGAGTCGCGGCTATGTACTGAACAAGCACGTGTCATCCAGGAGAAACCCTGAGCACCAAGGTCAGCCCTCCCTGTTTGATGGGGTAGATGATGAGATTGAGCACAATAACCTCACAGATGACTCCAAGGCAACGAATTTTCTGAGTCGTTTTCATGAGTTCATTGATCCTGTGAGCAAGTACTCATCATATTTTGAGACGTCTGCTATGGGAATGGATCATATTTTTAGAGAGGTTAAAAGGTTCTACATCAAACTTGTTCTCGAAAACGGTTGGAGCGAGCGTAAGTACGTCTATGCTGTGGAGTCTGTGTTCTACAACAGGCAGACCATCACTCCAATGTCTCTTGACATTGCTGGTAGACGATACGACCGAGAGTACTCACAGAACTAGAAGGAGATGAGTGTGACTGCTTCTGACTTCTCTTTAGCCGTAAGTAGCCTTCCTGAGGTTACTGAGGGTGTTATTCGCCATAACAGGCCAGACTATGGTAAGTTTGGTGATGCTATCAGGCGTTATGACAGCCTATACGAGAGCGTGGAGAAGAAGCAACAGTTCCGTCTCAGAAAGAAGGGTCTGAGGTTTTGGGATGATGTGGTATCAGAGAGATTCCCTAATGACTCAAACAAGCCGGTAACACTGAGTTCTATCAGGTCTGATGCCTCTGCCTCTGTCAAGAAACTGGTTGACAACAGAAAGGTTCCTTACTTGTGGATTGCTGGGGGCAATGAGAAGGAGAAGATGCTTCTTGCCTATGCTGCCATTAGAAGGATGATTGGTAAGGGTGTAGTCTCTCCTTCTGGTGTGAAGACTATTTCAGAGGAGCAGATTATCTCACTGGGAAGATCCGGTTTTGATGGCAACAGAAGACTTGAAGAGATTCTGTCGTCAAGAATGTCCGCTCTGATTATTGAAGGGCTTGGCTCTAAGAACGGGCTTCATAACACGATGGAGAAGCCCTCTGTTGAGCGTGTGATAGAGCACATCTACTCCAATCCTGTGCCAGTTATTGTGACATCTATTAACACGCCTAAAGAGATGGACAGAAGTCTTAACAGTCCTGCCGGGAGCAAGATCTTGAGTATGTTTGGCGACTCGGTAGTCTTTCTTGATGATTTTTGTGAGGATTCACCAAGAAAGAGAAGGTCTGTTTATGACGGTTTACCAACTCAGCCTCCAGTAGCCAGTAGCAACTTTTCTGAGCGGTAAATAGTACGCTCTGAATGTTGCTGATTTGTCACTAAATCATTTTTACCTCCTGACATCACGACAGATATGATACAATTCACATCAGTAAGTTGCAGAGTATGATGCGTGAGGGTTGGTTCTAGGTGGCTCTTCTGGATAACTACCACAGGATGAAGAACGCTGTAGATGTAGGTGTTGACGACTTTTTTGCTGGCTCCCCAGTTACAGTGGGTAGAGACAAGAAGGTCTCTAGAACACGAGGTGGGCATCTTACCTATGTGATGAGAAACATAGGTGTGTTTGTTCTGGTTTCATGTCTTGCCGGTGCCCTCATGTCGGTATGGCCTGTGATGGCTTTGTCTGGTACTGCACAGGTTGTTGAGCCAGCAGCAGAGTACTGGAAGAGTCTGCCTGACAACCTGGATGACATTGAGATCGGACAGAGGAACACCCTCTATGACGTCAATGGGAACAAGTTCGCTGAGGTGTGGTCAGAAAACAGGACGACACTGACGGATCTCAACCAGATCAGCGACTATGCCAAGAAGGGCCTTATTGCTACCGAGGACAAGGACTTCTTCAAGCACAAGGGCTTCTCTCTGAGAGGTACTGCTCGTGCTGCTCTGTCCTCTTCTGGTGGTGGTTCAGGTATCACTCAGCAGTTGGTGAAGAACCTTCAGTTCTACAACCTTGCTGGACGAGAGAAGCAGGGCCAGGCGGTTGAGGCCACTGTTGGTCGCAAGGTTCGTGAACTCAAACTTGCCATGGGTTATGAGAAGAATCACTCAAAGAACGAGATTCTGCTCACATACTTCAACACTGTAGCGTTTGGCTCTCCAACGACCTACTCGATTGAGACGGCCAGTCAGTACTTTTTTGGTAAGAGTGCTAAGGATCTGGATCTCGCTGAGTCTGCTGTTCTGGTTGGTAGCGTGCAGAATCCAGCCAGGTTCAACCTCGATGACCCTGACACCTTCAAGGACAAGTACAAGGCTCGTCAGAAGGATGTCCTTAGCAGGATGGTGTCAGAAGGGTACATCACACAGAAGGACGCTGACGCTGCTTATGGCGAGGATCTGAAACTCGTCTACTCCAAGTCATCTAACGGCAACTGTACGTCTAGTGCCTACCCTTACTACTGTGAGTACGTGATGGACTTCCTGTCAAAGTCTCCTCGTCTTGGCGAGACTCAGGAGGAGAGAAACGTCATCCTTCAAAAGGGAGGGCTGCACATTCACACATACTTAGACCCGAACGCCATGTCTATCGTGAACGCTCAGTTGCAGCAGGACTATGGTAATGACAACCATCTTGCCGCTCCAACTGCTGTTGTCCAGCCTGGTACTGGAGGAGTTCTGGCTATGGGGGCCAATAGGGACTATGGAACAGGTGAAGGACAGACGACTGTCAACCTTCCTCTGCACGCAACAGGCTCGGGGTCCGTTTATAAGATGTTTACTCTTGCTGCTGCATTGCACGAGGGATTCACAGAGAATGATCTAGCGTTCTCTTCTCGGTGCCCGCTGGTTGATCCTGACTATGACACTCCTGAAGGCGGTATCACAAACTCTGACTCCTGTGCTCTCCAGGGCGGTTTCATGGACTACCGCAGGGCTACAGCGCTGTCGTCAAACACCTGGTTCTCTGAGTTGGAGATCAAGGTCGGAGTTGAGAAGGTCAAGGAGTTCAGTGCATCGGTCGGTCTGTCAGCACCAGACACTATCTCGTCACGGTCTCTGGCTTACACGCTTGGTGTGACAGAGAACTCTACTGTTGACATGGCTGCTGCGTTTGCAACCTTCTCCAATGGTGGTGTGTTCTGTCCTGCGACCCCGGTGTCGTCATACACCTATGCTGATGGCAGTAGTCCAGTGGTTCCAGACACTTACGACCCTAAGTCTGACTCTTGCAGGCGTATGCTGTCTGAGAAGGACGCTGGTACTGTTCTGAAAGCCATGAGAGCAAACGTCTCTGGTGAGATTCCTAACGCCTTTGGTAACAAGTTCAACACTCCTGGTTATGACACTGCTGCCAAGTCTGGTACGAACCAGTTGTACAACAGCACGTGGGCAGTTCTGTCTGGAAACTTCTCAGTGTTCTCCAACCTGTATGACCCGAATGACTTCACTGAGGGAATGGATCCAACAACCTACCGTGGAGGCACCTATCGCTGGTGGGATCACGTGATTGGGTACACAGGACGAGACATTATGACATCACTTCTCAGTACAGAAGGCTACAAGCCGTTGAAGTACAACAGTGACGACGACTCTATGACCGAGGTTCCGGTTGAGACTCGTGACTTTGTGACCATTCCGTCTGTCATTGGTATGCAGCCAGCACAAGCGCTGTCCACCTTGCAGGCCACTGGCTTCCCTGTGCACCTGAGCAAGGAGAAGAAGTCAGCACCAAGTCAGTACCCGTCCGGCGTCATCGTGGAGCAATCGGTCAAGGCTGGAACACAACTGCCTGTTGGTAGCAAGAAGGAAATCACTATCTACGAGTCCAAGTGATGAACAACAAACATGATGAGCCGGGTTTGGTTCACCTGTCTGTGGTGCCAACCTGGCTCATGTGTTGCGTCGTTAAGATGTGATCAGAGTTACAACAAATACGTTTTAGAAGGGGATGCTCAACCATGACAGCAACCGCAAACATTCTCAATGACTATGACAAGTACCTGAACTCGCTCATGCAGGCGCGTCAGAGTCTTGTTGACAGGCACCACCAGATTGATGAGGAGATTGCTGCTCTGAAGAAGGAGCAGGCTCAGATTGATGAGCACCTGGGGAAGGTATCGTTCCAGGAGTCTTTCGACCTGTCGTCTCTCAGTGTTGACAAGAAGGTGTATCGTAGCGAGAAGAAGATCTCTGAATCTGGGTCTGTTGCCACATCCAAGGATTCAGAGGTAAGCGAGCCCGTTGATGAGACACATGAAGCCAATGAGGAGGAAACTGTATCTGAGTCAGATAATGTTGGCAGTGTTTCTGATGACACAGATGACGAAGGGTCTGTTGTCCAGCAGGAGTTTGACCTGAGTGCTGCTATCAAGGAGTCTGAGAAGCCTGTTGAGGAACCTGAGTCAGACATTGATGATGACCTTGGTCTCAGTGAGGTTGAGTCAGACGACTGGAGTGATTTGTCTCAGGATGAGGGTGGCAAGGATGATGCATCTGATTCTGACAGCAACGAGTCAACAGATGTAGACACCAAGAAGATAGACATTAAGAACACCTCTGATGACAAGAAGAGTGACGAGGAAGACAAGCCTAAGAAGACCTCTGCTCGCCGCCGCCGCTCTGCATCCAGCCAGTCTCGCCCAAGCAGCCGTCGTAAGGCCAAGAAGGATGACTGGCAGTCAGATCCAGAGTTTGACACCTCTGAGGACATTGAGCACATTGACTTTGGTTTCTGATTATCTTTCTTAACAGAGCCAGTTACTCAGTTTAGGTATTTTGTAGGGAGAAACATTGAAACTCAAGGCTGACTCCAAGAGTCTTTCGGACGCTATCTCTTGGGCAACAAAGAACTATGACAAGCGTGACAGTGGGGCGCAGGTTCTGCTTGAAGTCAGGGCGGATGGAAACTGTACCCTGTCATGCTTTGGTGAGACGTTCCTCAGTTCACGGTTTGATGTGACCTCTGTTGATCTGAGCGGCGAGAGGAAGAATCAGGAGATTGTTTCCTATCCTCTTGACGGACAGTTCATTCAGCGTCTTTCTGCTACTCTGCCAAAGAAAGGTGAGGTTTTTATCTCATCATCCGCTTCGTCCTTGAACATTGCTACACCAAATGGCAGGTTTACTGCACCAGTGCTCAGCAACAGACCAAAGAAGACTCCAGAAATCCGCTACCTTGGTGAGGTTGATGACAATGTATTCTTTGCCTTGATGCAGCGTCTTGCAAGAGCCTGCTCTACTGAGGAGGGCAGTAATCCAGCCTTGAACTCTGTCGATCTTGGGTTTGAGAACAACGACACACTGCGGATGTTCTCAACTGACAAGTACGCCATGGTCGAGTCAAGGATAGACTTCTCTCCTGCTGATGACACCTCAAAGTCTGCTGTCATGTCTGAGGGCTACGCTCTTGTTCCTCATCGTCAGGCTTCCATGATTTCTCCAACTAAGGGAATTACTGCTCCGGTCAGTATCATTGAAGAGGTCGTCTCTCGTGGTTCAGGACGGTTCGGGTACGAGTTTGGTGATGGAAGGATGGTGCTGTTTCCACTGCTTGATGCTAAGAGGACTTCTCCTGCCACTATTGAGTCCATCAAGAGCACGAATGAGAAGACTGTCAAGTACTCTGTGACAGCGCCTCTGAAGGAACTTGTTTCTGCTGTCAGGACTGTTGCCAACCTCTCTTGGGAGGAGAACGACATCAAGTTGACTGGTAAAGGTGACAGCATCTATGTGTCTGACCTTGGTGAACGGAACAAGATTAAGGTTCAACTTGCGGACGGAGAGTTTGATGATGAGGAGTTCTACCAGAAGTCGTTCGTCATCACGGTTCTTCTGGGCGCTCTGACATCACTGACCTCTGAGTACGTTAGGATTGGCTGTGGGCCGAATGCCTACATCTTCAATCCTGTCAATGAAGATCAGGTTGATGAGAGTACCTGGTCCATGGCTGCTGCTCGTAGGTGAGTAGATGCTGCTGTCAACTGTGAGTCTTCTCTTGGCATCTGCTGCTCCGTCTTTGATTCTTCTGCTGGTCTCACTAATCAGAACACCTGAGTGGATCTCTGGTAGTGGTACATTTCAGACATGGAGACGGACATCTGTTCTGGCTGCTGCAACAGGTTTTGCAACTGCTGCTTTATTTGGAGTCCTTGTGCTGGTAACACACACGATGGCGATTCTCCCTGTTGCTGTACTGACATCTGTTTCCACAAGTTTGCTTGGGTTTGTCTCAGTGCAGTCAGGATGGACAGACTTCAGGTTCAGGAAGGCTGACAGATGGGTTCTTCGTGCTGCTCTACTTGTGTCTGCTCTGTCAAGTGGCATATACATGCTTGCCTACAGAAACGAGACCGATTTGTGGCTATGGCTTCTGATTGTTCTTATCTCACTGGTCGTGTTCCTGATTCCAGCAGTTGGCAAGTCTGATGCACGAGTAATTACTCTGGTCTGTCTGGCTGCTCTACCTGTTACTGGTCTGTGGGTGTTTCAGTTTGGATTCTTGTTGGTTGCAGCACTGTCCATCATTTATTCGATGTCTACTGCACCAAAGGGATCCAATATAAAGGACACTTTGACCAGAAAAGTAAGTGTGCCTATGGTTCCTCTGATTGCCGCACCTTTTGCTCTTTTGTGCATTGTGCCCGTTTTTATGTGATAGTTCCTACGATTTTAGGAATCATTGATATTCTTGTTTATTTCAACAGGCGTTTTGTCTTTTACCACTTCTGAAAAGGTGAGTTTATGAACGACATTCTGGATACACTGGACGATCTTGATGACGAGGAGTCTCAGGACTATACAGATGATGACTTTGGTCTGGGTGGTTTTTCAACAGACATGATGTCGCCTGAGAATGTTCTTGATACTGATCTTGCAGCAGGGATTGATGACATCCTGGCCTCTGAGGGGCAGATGGGTGAGACTGAGGCCAGAGAGATTACGGAGGCTATCAGGGCTGCTGCTACTGCCACATATGTTCTTCTGGCACGCGCTCATGAGGGCAAGGCTTACTCTGCTCTTGGGTACGAGACGTGGGCTGAGTATGTTCGCATGGAGTTTGAGATCTCTCCTCAGCGTTCTTACCAGTTGCTTGATCTGTCTAAGGCCGTCAAGATGATTGAGTCAGCCACACCTGATGGTACTGACATCAAACTCACAGAGGCTCAGGCAAGAGACATCAAGCGTGAACTTCCTCGTATTACTGAACGTGTTCACGAGGAAACCAAGGACCTTCCTCCTGATGAGGCTAGTGACAGGGTGAACGAGATTATCCGTGAGGAGCGCGAGCAGGCCAAGATCGAGGAAAAGGCCGTCAAGAAGCGTGAGGAGGAACTTGCTGAGGCCGAGGAAGAGGGCTATCGAGCGGGACTTGAAGCGGCTGCTGACGCTCTTCTGGAGGCTGATGCAGAGAGGCAGGCTGTCAACGATCCTGATGATGGTCTGGTTGACACGGAGGTTGCGGGTAATCCCCCTAGCCCGAACACCTCGAAGTTGATGCACGATTTCGTTAATGTTCTCCTCATGGTTCAGAGAATGCCTGACCCTCAGGAAGTGTGTGATCTCATCTCTGACGAGAGGCTTGATGACTTTGCTGACAAAGTGAACGACGCTGCTGGATGGATGAATCGTCTTGGGAATCTTCTTGATCTGAGGTACTGACTCACGTATCTTGAAAACAGAATATGGATTCTTTCTGTCGCTGATGGATTCTTTGGTTAAAGTTTCCTCAGCGATACTTTTTGTGTCTGACCTATTAAATGTTGGTCAGTCAAAACAACTAGGAGAAGGTCAATGGCGCTACTGAGCAACAGGGAGATTGAGATCCTTGAAGAGGTCGGTTTTCAGGGGACCGAGGAAGAAGGACGTGCTGCTCTGGACGGTGCTGTTCAAGCCGCAGAGGATGAGTACGACCATGATCACAACAAGGTTATTGTTCCTCTGGATCGTGATGACAAGTGGTCCTGGACGCACTATGAACTTCCTCGTAAGATCAAGGACACCATTGACAACATGGCTACGTCACTACTGGATCCCAAGAAGCGGAAGGTGGTTGTCTATGGTCATCCACTGACGGGCAAGACGTACCTTATCCATCAACTTGCTCAGCATGTGAACAACTACACCAGGCATCTTAAGAATCATCCTGGCGAGATTCACTTCTACCGCGTGAGTTCACAGATTCTTGTCGCTGCCTCTGAGCAGGTGGGTGTTGAGAGCATTGAGGACTTCATTGACTTCATCTGTGCACATGAGTTCCTGTCAGAGGATCAGGTGTGTCTTGTAACAGAAGAAGTAGATTTGGCAACAGCGCTGATGCTGACTGAGACTAGTGCCAGGATTGTTGTTGAGATGTCCTATGGCGGTCTGCAGGCGGTTATGGACTCTGAGGGTAGTGGTAAGACCAAGGTCTGGATGTCTCTGGACTACTACGACACAGAAGAGTGCCTGTCACTGAGTGTTGAGGACATGTCATACGTTCTTGGAGAGGCGACCGCTCTTGACGCTGCTCTATTCTTCAAGAGCAAACTGGTTGACTCAGAGATGGAGTCACTGGAACTGCCTAAGAGGATCATCAGTCGTGCTGTAATGAAGAACAAAGACCTGCTGACAAAGGACAAGAAGAACCGTGAGGTCCTGGTTGCACCATTTGGAGTGTGGTCAGAGGTCATCAGGTCAGTGTGCTCTCTTGCTAGTTTCTCACGCTCATCAGAGTTCAGGACCAAGAAGGGCAACTTCTCTATCGCTGCACTAACAGACAAGGTGATGGAGAACTGCGAGGAGATCTTCAGTCCATTCACAGAGGATGACAGCGACAACCACATCATTGTCTCTGGTAACGGAGACATGCCAGTGATGTTCAGGATTGCTACCTCAGCAGAGGAGGACGAGAAACCGCAGCAGAAGGAGATCAAGCCTCTCTCTTACAACACCCCTCAGTCTGTCCTAAAGACCCTGAAACAGAACGTTATCGGTCAGGACTCCGCTATCGACGCTGTTGTCAGAGGTCTGCTGGTTCCAATGGCTGGCATGAGCAGAGGTAATCGTCCACTCAGGTCGTACCTGTTCTGTGGTCCAACCGGTGTAGGTAAGACTGAGACTGCTTCTGTGCTCTCCAAGTGTCTTGCCAAGGAGGATGTGAACCTTGTCAGGATTGACATGTCTGAGTTCTCTGAGCACCACGAGGCGGCAAAACTGTTTGGCGCGCCTCCTGGATATGTCGGTTACGAGTCTGGTGGTATCCTGACGAGCGCTGTCATCGAGAATCCTCAGTCGATCATTCTTCTGGACGAGATTGAGAAGGCTCATCCTGACATCTGGGACTCATTCTTGCAGATTCTTGATGCTGGACGAATGACTGACGGTCAGGGTCGTGTTGCAGACTTCACTAACAGTATCATCATCATGACGTCCAACATCGGTGCCTCTGAGGCTGCTAAGACGGCATCAGGTTTCTCTGTCCTGTCTGATGCTGAGGCTTATCTGGACAGGAAGGCCCGTTCTCAGAGCACTGTCACCAAGGCCATCAAGAAGACCTTCAAGCCAGAGATGATCAACCGTATTGATGAGATTGTCTTCTTCAATGAGTTGGACAAGAGTACTATCAAGAAGATTGTTCTCAAGGAGATTAACGGCATTAGTTCGCGTATGCCTAAAAAGCAGACTCTCGGTAGTATTCCTAGTGATATTGTCGAGGAAATCCTAAGCAGGTCGAACGTCACTGAGTATGGTGCTCGTGAGGTTCAGCGTGTGGTCAGAAAGTCAGTTGAGGATACTATTGCAGAAGCAATTATTCTGGGTAAAAAGGCACCTGGAACAGTCAAACTGGCTATGAGTGACGGACAAATCACTGCCTGCCTCAGCCCAGCAGCAAGACAACGAAAGAAGAAGTAATCATATGGCATTCGATTTCAGAAACCTTGATGTTGAACCGTTGGACAAGCAGTTGGAGTCTGCTGCTATGGGTGAGGAGCACTTGCCTGGAGACAGTGATGCTGCTATGTTCTCTGGTTCTCCAGCACATGCTCCATCCGCTTACAGTGCAGCACCTCAGACCGCTCCGTCAGCCATGAGTGCTCCGTCTCCTGCTGCACAGCAGCCCATGCCACAAAATGACTATGTGACCACGGATGAGTCCTACAGTACAGACTCTTTTGGTGATAACAACGAATGGGATCAGCAGGATGTTGAAGTTCTTTCTGGATCACACTCATACCAGAACACAACTACTGATCAGCCAGTTTCAGAGGAGGAGGCCAGCAGGATTCTCTATGAGGACACTGAGCCTGAGACTTATGGCGATCAACAGTACGTCAACTCTCCTGCTGAGCCAGAACAGTTTGTACAGCCGTTGGTTCCAGCTGGTAACGAGTCACCTACTGTAAACGAGTCCAGTAGTTCTGCAAGCAGTGTTAAACCTGGAATCCACTTTAAGCGTGAGTCTGACCAGATTGCTGACGCTGACCGGGTGATTCGAGTTCTTGACGCCTATCGTGCTCTGACGGCCATCGAGAAGTCTGTTGCAGCACAGTTCGTCCTCAACTCAACAGATGTTGACACCAGTAATGAGCCAGAGATTGTTGTCAAGGTTATCAACTCTGATGCCATGCTTGGTATCACTATGAAGAACATTCGTGAGATGGCCTCTGAGAAGGATCGTGTTGAGAGGGTATTCATGGTTCTCAGACTTCCTGATGACCAGTTGGACTCCCTTGGTGAGATCATCCAGTCCGTCAGTGACAGTAAGTTCGAGACGACTCTCAGGTCGGATCGTATTGGATTCGCCAAGGAGGTTGAGGCGGCTATTGACAGCCTGGAGAACGACATTGTCTCATACATCTCAGCAACAGAAGGTGTTCTTGCTGCTGCTAGTGACAACTAGTTAAATCCATAACTCTTACCTACCACTAGAGTTGGTCTGCTGAAATCGTGTTCTATCCACTTGCTGAGATGAGCAGGTACACTGGATAAGCACAGCAGACCAATTCTATTCTTTTTGTTCTTCTTTGTCACACATAACACTCAAATTATTGTTGTTTATGTGACACGCTTCACCTGATTGTTGTTAAAATAAGCACTATGAAGATTGACTTTGACTTAGCAGACCTAGATGACAGCAGTACATCCAGGAACGAGTACAGTGTTCCTGAGATTCCTTATGGCTCCGACGAGATTCATGTTGAAGCCACTGATGGTGTCATTATGTTGTACTCTCGAACGGACCTGTCCAGCACTCCAGTAGGGGAGTACCTGACAGGTGTTAAAAGGGTGGCAACAACCAGAGGTGTCAACATCTACCGCTGCCGTCTGAGTTCTGTCAACGCCTGGTCTCTTCGTTACACGTTGCGAAAGTTCAAGCCTGTTGTTGACAGCGAGAGCGCCAAGGTACTGAAAGGTCTTGCTGATCAGGTTGAAGCGCCAGTAGTGGTTCTTGAGTCCAGAGGAACGCACATCAACGTGAAGGTTCCTAACCTGAAGGTGTTTAGAGAGATGATGCGTGCTCTGAGTGCCTACCCTAACTCCAATGGGTACAGGATGCCTATATCCAAGGTTCAGGATCTTGTCGCCATGAACAAGAACAGAGATGATCCTCTTCCTCGTCTCAAGTTCCATGATGATGTCAAGAAGTTGAACAGTGAGCCGATTCCTGGTTTTGATGGAACACTCGACTCTTTGCGCGACGTTCCAGTCAATGTCCTGAATGTTGTTGCTGCTGATGTGCAGACAGCAAAGATGAGAAAAGCCACCAAGAGCAAGAAACCAATGACTCTTGCTGAGAAGATGACGAAAATCGGTATCAAGTCCTTGTATGATCTCATTTTCTGGATTCCAAGACGATACATTGACAGAAACGGGACACAGGACATCAGAGGGCTGCTTGAAAACGAGACTATCACGATTCTTGGCAGGGTGGAGAGTGTCAAAGAACTTAATGGCAAGGTATCTGGAAGCCGATTCATTATCGGATTGGGTAACAGTTCATCCATCAGTTCAATCTCGTGCTCGTTCTTCAATCAGCAGTGGTTGATGAGCAAGTTCCATGTAGGTGACGAGGTTCTTGTTGTTGGTAAGTACAAGCCGTGGAATGGTCGCCCATCCATTAGTGGTATCTCTATGGACAGTGCTCGTGAGGCAGAGGTTCTTCCAGTCATTCCTGTCTACAACCAGTCTCCAAGCAATGGGCTGACATCCAAGGTTATTCTTAGTGCTGTTCGAGAGATGCTGTCAAGACTTGGTGATGCTCAACTGGCTCCATACATCGACCCGTTCAAGGTGTCAGAAGCGGTTGAGCAGGCTTTGAAGGAGCCTGACGAGAACGAGGACATTGACAAAATCGACTTCGGTTTTGATGATGACTCCGAGGATAGTTCAGGCGGTAATCAAAACACTGTTACCAGTGATGACAGTAGTGAGCACGACTCCCAAAAACAGGGCATGTCGTACTTTGAGGCCATCAGCAACATTCATCTTCCAGATAGGGTTGATGACTTCCGTGAGGCTCAGAACATTCTTGCCATGATTGAGATGATCTACATGCAGATCATGATTCTTCTGGCTAAAGAGTCTGACAATGGAAAGCAGGCTGTCAGTATCACAGAGGGTGATGGGAAGTTGCAGGCAAAGGCTATCAAGTCTCTGCCGTTTGAACTCACCAAGTCTCAGAAGAAGGCTCTTGTGGGTATGAATCGTAAGGTTGCTCAGAGTGCTCCGTCATCTACCTTGTTGAGTGCTGACGTGGGTGCTGGTAAGACTGTTGTTGCTCAGATGATGGCTCTCAGGGCTGTTGACTCAGGGTTCCAGGCTGCTCTGATAGCCCCGACAGACGTTCTTGCCAGGCAGTTGTACAACTCTACTGTCAAGGTCTCTCAGGCGCTTGAAGACAGGTTTGGTGACCATGTAGAGATTGCTCTGCTTTCCGGCTCCATGAGTGCTGCTGACAAGCGTGAGGTCAAGAAGTCCATCAAGGATGGCACTGCTCAGATTGTTGTTGGCACACATGCTCTCATGGCTAAGAGCGTCAAGTTTGACAATCTTGGTTTTGTTGCTGTGGATGAGCAGCAGAAGTTTGGTGTGGAGCAGAGGGAGGCACTACTAAGATCCCGTAACGATGGATTGATGCTTCACTTGCTGACAATGACAGCGACACCTATTCCTCGGTCTACTGCTCAGGTGTTCTATGGTGATGTTGACCTGATTGAGTTGAAGGAGAAGCCACCGGGCAGGCTGGAGATCATCACTGAGTGGATTCAGGAGGATCCAGTACTGTTCACTGAGCAGAGTGTCAACAAGGTCTGGAACGACGTCATCTCCGAGGCGAAGAAAGGTAACCAGACATTCATCGTGACACCTCTGGTCAACGAGTCCGCTCAGGTTGATGCTGCCAGTGTGGATGCTACTGTGGACTCACTGTCAAAACTGGCTCTGACAAGTCTACGGGTTGCCAAGGTGCACGGAAAGATGAAGCCTGATGAGGCCAGGAAGGTTATGCAGGACTTCAGGGACAAGAAGTATGACGTGCTGGTGGCCTCCACAGTGGTTGAGGTCGGAGTTGACGTTCCTGATGCCACACGTGTAGTCATCCTGTCAGCAGACCGGCTGGGAAGTTCCTCGTTGCATCAGATTCGTGGTCGCGTTGGTCGATCCAGCAAGCAGTCGAAGTGCTATCTGGTATCGAACAAGGAGACAGAGCAGGTCAGATCCAGGCTTATGTCTCTGGTGGAGTCGAACGACGGGTTCAGGATCGCTCAGCAGGACCTCAATGTACGGGGCGAAGGGAAAGTCTTTGGAAGCCAGCAGTCTGGAGCCGGATCCATGATGTTCGCCTCGGTGGTCAAGCACGTCTCCATGATTGAAGGCGCCAGAAGTATTGCTGAGGATATTCTCTCATCCAGGTATCGTGAGCAGGCTGTTGAGGACGCCAGACACTACCTGGGACTTGATGATGACAGGAAAGAGGCGGTCTCGTGACGACAGACAATGAACTGAAAAAGGTACTGGACATACCGCGCAAGGGGCTTATCTACCTCAGGAAGCAGTACAACACGAACCTGGTGAAGTCCGCTCTAGTGATTGTGTCTGCTGTCCTGGTGACTGTATGTCTTGGTCTGGTTGCTGACGCCTTCCTGCCAATCTCATCGTTCATGAACTGGGCGATAGTGGTCAAGACGTTCATTGCTGTTCCTGCCGCTGTGTCCATATTCTCCTTGGCCTACATGGTGTCACTGTTCTTCCATAACTCCAAGGTGAACAGTGATCCTTCATGGGTTCCCTACAGAAGCAGGTACTCACCAAAGCAGCGCCTGTATCTTGTAGGTATAGTGGGGTCTCTGGCGTTTGTGTTCAACTACGGCTGGAGGACCAGTACTCTTGCAGCCAGTCTTGTTATCGCTGTTCTCATTGCCTGTTTGGCTTTCCTGAGACTTGACAGGACAGAGCAGCAGAACTTTGACACAGGTGTTGTGGACATCAGGGACATTGAGGCTCAGAAGAGAATCAGGGAGAACCAGAAAGCGCGCGCAAGGAAGGCCCGAGACAAGGAGCGCAAGAAGCGTGAGCGCAGACGGAAGTGGTTCGGTCCAAGAGGATACGAGGATGATGAGGAGTGACCTGATTCCTGTTTTCTAGAAACTGGTTCCAGGACCAAGGACCCAGTATAGATATATAAACAAGAACTTCGGACCTGTAAGAGTGAACACATATTCTTGCAGGCCCGAAAAATTTCTCTCAAAAACCAGTGAAACAGCACCAAAAATGTTATTTTCTAAGAAAAATACAGTAAAACGAACAGTTTCTCATCGCAACAAGTTCAATCAGTGAAGCAAGGAGGGCCAGGACCTTGGAACCACCCTAGTTAAGATTGACACCAGCACCCCTGTCAGCAGACACAATACGCCTATGACTTGGGAACACATGACAATAGATTAGACCTAGACCTTTCACGAACAGAAGGAAAGACAGTCAGACATGACAGACAACCTCACATACGACCAGCAGCCACACGACCCGAGCCTGGACTACCACGCCCTCAACGCCATGCTCAACCTTGTCGGTAAGGACGGAAAACTCCAGTTGGACGCTGACAAGGAAGCCGTCAGGCAGTTCTTCCTCCAGCACGTCAACCAGAACACTGTCTACTTCTCAGACCTGGAGGAGAAGATTGAGTACCTGATCGACAACAACTACTACGAGGAAGACTTCATCGAGCAGTACAACTGGGAGTTCGTCAAGAGCCTATACAAGCACGCCTACTCCTACAAGTTCCGCTTCCGCACATTCATGGGAGCATTCAAGTACTACTCCTCCTACACCCTGAAGACATTCGACGGCAAGCGCTATCTTGAACGCTACGAGGACCGAGTTGTCGCCAACGCCCTCTATCTGGCGCAGGGTAATGAGGAACTAGCCACAAGCATCCTTGATGAAATCATGCAGGGACGTTACCAGCCAGCCACACCAACCTTCCTGAACGCCGGAAAGGCACAGCGCGGAGAGCTAGTAAGTTGCTTTTTGTTACGAGTTGAAGACAATCTTGAGTCAATCTCTCGCTCTATCACGAACGCTCTGCAACTGTCCAAGCGTGGTGGTGGCGTCGCTCTGCTGTTGACCAACCTGCGTGAGACTGGAGCGCCAATCAAGAAGATCGAGAACCAGTCAAGTGGTGTGGTTCCTGTGATGAAGTTGCTGGAGGACTCATTCTCCTACGCTAACCAGTTGGGAGCACGGCAGGGAGCAGGAGCAGTCTACCTCCACGCCCACCACCCAGACATCATGACCTTCCTCGACACCAAGCGCGAGAACGCTGACGAGAAGATCCGTATTAAGACTCTCTCATTGGGTGTTGTTATTCCAGACATCACGTTTGAACTTGCTAAGAAGAATGATGACATGTACCTGTTCAGTCCTTACGACATTGAGCGGGTTTATGGGGTGCCGATGTCTGACATCTCTGTCACTGAGAAGTACTATGAGATGGTAGACAACCCAGAGATCAGGAAGAAGAAGATCTCTGCTCGTAAACTCTTCATGACTCTTGCTGAGATTACCGCTCAGTCTGGTTACCCGTACCTGCTGTTTGAGGACAATGCTAATCGTTCTCATGCATTGGATGGCAGGATTAACATGTCCAACTTGTGTGTATCTGGAGACACACGACTTCTGACAGACAAGGGTTACAGACGTTTTGACGACCTGTACAACACACAGGAGGACTTCAAGGTTCTGTCTGATAACAGGTCGGTAAATGAGGACTTCAAGGACGCTACTGTCTCTTTGAAGGACTCCACTAAGATGTTCCTGACGAAGAGCGATGCTGAGGTGTTCAAGGTCTCTACCAAGGAGGGCTTTGAGATTAAGGCAACAGAATGGCACAAGTTCCCAGTAGAGACTGATGGCAAGATAGTTGTCAAGAGGCTGGGAGAACTTGAGGTTGGAGACCATCTTCTTGTCCAGCCAAAGGAAGGTGTGTTTGGTTCTGTACATGATCCAGATAGCGCTTACAGCAGTGGGTCTAACCTTTGTGAGGCTGACAACAGCGTATGGGAGGGAGATAAGGATACTGTTCAGGCTTATGTCTGTGGCGCTTTCAAGGTTAAGTCTGTCTCAGATCTCCTAAATGAGTCTCATTCTGTTGAGTCACACAATAAGCAGATTCTACAGGACATTCAGGTTCTTGCCCTGAATCTTGGAGTGTTCTCAGTTCTGTCTTGTAATAAGAGCGGTGACTACTTGCTTCATGTTGTCAGTGACAGTGACTTTACTGTGACAGTCACAGGAGTCGAGTTCCACTCTATTGAGGATGTGTACGACGTAACAGTTGACGATGGTCACACTATTACGTGCAATGGTCTGACGACACGTAACTGTAGTGAGATCTTGCAGGCAAATGAGTCTTCAGAGTACAACACCGATGGTTCATACAAGCATGTAGGTAAGGACATCTCCTGCAACCTTGGAAGCATGAACATCGCTAAGACGTTTGACAGTCCAGACTTCTCTAAGAGCATCGAGATCGCTATGCGTTCACTCAGTTCTGTATCTGACATGTCTAACATTGAGGCAGTCCCATCAGTTGAGAACGGAAACAAGTCTACACATGCTGTGGGTCTTGGGCAGATGAATCTACATGGGTTCCTAGCACGCGAGCACATCCACTACGACTCTCCAGAAGCAGTAGATTTTGCCAACCTGTACGCATATGCTGTCAACTATGAGAGCATTGTCGCCTCCAACAAGATTGCGATTGAGCGAGGTGAGGTGTTTGATGGATTTGAGAAGAGCAAGTATGCTGACGGCACCTATTTTGACAAGTATATTGAAAAGGACTGGTCTGTTCCAGAGACCTCAAAGGTGGCTGAACTTTTCAAGAAGTCAACAATTCATATTCCTACACCGCAGGACTGGAAGAACTTGCGTAAAAAGGTGATGGAATATGGGCTTTATAATGGGTACAGACAAGCTTACGCACCTAATGGGAGCACCAGTTACATTTTTGATTGCACATCATCTATTCACCCAATTGTGTCTCCTATTGAGATTAGAAAAGAAGGAAAACTAGGTAGAGTTTACTATCCAGCACCATACCTTTCAGACGAGACACTTCCTTATTACAAGGATGCTTACAGAATTGGGTACAAACCTATTATTGATGTATATGCTGCTATGACACAACATGCAGATCAGGGTTTATCGCTTACACTATTCTGGAATGACACTGTAACAACAAGAGACATGAACAAGGCTTACATCTATGCTTTCAGCAAGGGTATCAAGACTATCTACTACGGGAGAATCAAGCAGGAAAGTCTTTCAGGAACTCAGGTCGAAGGTACTGCAGCAGGATACTGTGAGTCCTGCATGATCTGATCGATCTAGTAAATAACAAAGAATCCTCGTGTTATGAAACAAGTAACACGAGGATTCTTTGTTATAATATATAATGTAGTTAACAGAAATGGAATACACGATGGCAAAGTACGATAAGCGGTTATATAACGAGTGGAGTAGTAAAAATACAACATCACTAGATTCTGCTCCAAGAAAAAATGATCGTTATATATGGAATTGTCGTTTAGGTCATGATTTTATTTGCTCCATCCAAGATAGAATTAGAGGAAGAAAGTGCCCTTACTGTCTAAACAAGAAAGTTCTTAAAGGGTTCAATGATTTAGCAACCACACATCCAGAAATAGCGTCTTTTTGGAATGATGAACTTAATGAGATTACTCCTGACTCAGTGACAGCAGGATCTGACAAGAAGGTTTGGTGGAGGTGCACAAATGGAAAAGATCACTCGTTCCAGGCAGAAGTTTTTAGACTGAAGAGTGGAAGAGGTTGTAGTATATGTGCCGGGAAAGTAATAACAGAATTTAATAGTCTGGCATCTAGGTATCCAGAAGTAGCGAAATACTTTGACTCAGAAAAGAACGGAATCACTCCTGATAAGATCTCATATGGAAGTTCTAAAAAGTACTTCTGGTTCGATGATTTAGGTCACTCATACAAGAAGTCGCCAAAATCAAGAGTTAAGGGAAGCGCTTGCCCTTATTGTACATCCAGTAACACAAAACTTCTCTCTGGCTTCAATGATCTTGCTACCTTGTTTCCTGATGTTGCTAAAGACTGGGACTACACGAAGAATAAGACTACTCCTGACAAGGTTCTCTCAAAAACTAAGAAGCGGGCTTGGTGGTTGTGCAGTAAAGGTCATTCTTGGTTGTGTCCAATTGGAAACAGAACTGGATCTCACTCTGGTTGCCCTCACTGCGCTTCTAATGGCACCTCTAATCTTGAGAAGGAAATAATTGCTTTTATCAAAAGTGTCATTCCAAACGAAAACATTAATGTCCGAGATCGTCAACTTCTTCTATCCATTCATCGTGAGGTTGACGTATATATTCCATCATTGCAGATTGCTGTTGAGTTCAATGGTTTGTACTGGCACTCCAAGCAGGCTGGCAAGGATGATAACTACCATTATGACAAGTGGATTGCTTGCAAGGATAAGGGTGTTCGTCTGATTACTATTTGGGAGGATGACTGGCGCGATAAGCCAGATGCAGTCAAGTCGTTTTTGTTGTCTGTTTTAAAGCCAGAAGGCAATACTGGCAAGAAAAACTCTATTGTCAAAGTAAACAGCAAGGATGCCAAATCCTTTATAAACAATAACTGTCTATCTTCTTGTATTGTAAGTAGTAAACAAGATGTAAAATACATTGGCTCATGTGATAACAATGGTGTTGTTAAATCCCTGCTGTCATATAGCATAGATGATAAAAAGTGCTACATTCATTTATATGGCGATAGCGATAACTTTAAATCTCTTGTGGAACACATTGTCAATATATGTAGAGGCAGTAATGTATTAACTATTACAGCATACTCGGATAATGACATCAGCGATGAATCTGTTTGTGAAGAAATTGGCTTCTTATTAAAGAATGACTATTTGATTAACAAGTGGTTTGTTAATCCTTTTGATGACTGTTCTCGTCATCATCTTTCAGACTACACACTATCCAGATTTGAGAATGATCCTGATCTTTTGTTTGAAGAAGGTATGAGTGTTGATAATCTTGTTGACTTGAACAAGATGTGGTTGATTCATGGTTCTGGTTTGAGTGAGTGGGCTCTACATCTGTGAGCATGTCTCAAACAACCTCAGTCATCAAGCCAAAATCGCCTCGTCATCTCTGTCGTTAAGATCTAGAACGGATAATCTACCTTTGTCTCAACATATACTCGTTTGCTCTGTGAGGTGCTGAAAATGTCTTCCAGCGATGGTCTTGCTGCTGATGGCGATCTGTTTGCTTCTGGTAGTGTTTCAGATGATGTAACTGTGCCTGAATTCAAAGGCTGGAGCACCAAGAAGTTTTATGACTATGACAAGTATGTTGTTGACTATGAGGACATGGACAGTCTTGCTGAGGCTATGACTGCTGCTCGTCGTGCTCACTTTCGGCTGGTTGACAACATCAACGCTTGTGAGCGTGAGGAGACTAAGGCTAAGCTCATTTACAAGCGTTCCTGGAACCTTGCTTACATGGAGTCTAAGGAGCGTACTGTTGATGCGCGTAAGATTCGTGCTGACTTGAAGTGTGAGAGGCTTGAGGATGATGTGGAGGTTGCTAAGCAGAAGAAGGCTGAACTCTTGCGTCAGGCTCAGGCTATTCGGGAGGAGTTGGATATGCTGCAGGCTCATGGTAACAACTTGCGTCAGCAGATGAAGATTCTGTGACTAGTAGACTGGTGTTGTTGATAGATGATTGATTGTCTTTGTATGTCTGTTTGCTTTGTTGACGGGGTGTTGTTGTGAGGGTTCTTGATCGGGCTTCTCGTGGTGTTCTGGCCCGTCTGGCTGGTTCTGTGGTTGCCGGTCTGTTGGCTGTGGTTCTGGTTGCTGCTGGTGTGATGTTTGGGTTGCCTGCTTTGGGGTTCTCGGTGTGGAGTGTGTCTGGTACTTCTATGGAGCCAACGTTTCGTGATGGAAGCATTCTGATGCTCAAGTCTTCTGGTGACAGTGTTGCTCGTGGTGATGTTGTAGTGATTGATCGTCCGTCATCCTGGCACGTGGTTCAGACGTCTGTCACAGGTTCAGATAAGAATGACAGCACCGATAAGACTAGCAAGTCACTCGGTGCACGTCTCAGTCGTTCTGCTCTACTGAAGCGTGCAGTTGCTGTTCCTGGTGACACCCTGTCTTTTGATGGCAAGGCGTTTCTCGTCAATGGTAGTGTTGTGTACAGTACTACTGACAATGACTACGAGTGCAGTGCTCTGCCTGCTGGCTGGTCGCATCGTTTGTCTGCTGATGAGTTGTTTGTGATGGGAGACAACGCTAGGGTGTCTCTTGACTCCAGAAAGGTTGTCTGTACTGTTGGACCTGACTCTGAGGTGTCTCCGTTTTTGTCAGTCTCAGGTGTTCATGCTCATGGCAACAGTGTTCTCAACTGGTGAGTGCTTGTTTTGTTAAGGTGTCAGAAGAAGTGCTCATTCTGTTCTGGCGCTTGTTTGCGTGGTTCTTGTAGGAAGTAGTTATGAGAGGTGTTTGCTGTGGCTGGTGATGAGTTGAGGCTGGTTCTGCTGCTTGACAAGTCGGAGCCATGGTTGAACTACACTCGTAAGCAGGTTCTTTCCTCCTGGGGTGTTGACAGTGATGATGATGTTACTGTTGCTGAAAACCTATCTGTTGTTGGCACTCCTGACCTGTTTGGCGAGACTCCTGTCTGTACTATGTCGCTGACTGAGGTGGAGCAGGTGAAGTCATTGGCGAGCGACTTGGAGACTCTTGTCAAGGATGGCTCTCTTGCTGACAGGATGTCTGCTGGTCTTGTCATCATGTGCTCTGTGAACCGTAACTCAACAAAGAAGTTGGAGTCGCTGGTTACTCGTAATGGTGGAAGAGTCACCACAACCAAGGAGACCTCTAAGGATCGTTCACCTGCTGCTCTGAGGATGCTGAAAAGCCTGAGTATTCCTTCTGATGTCAAGAGTTTTTTGGTTGAATACGCTGGTGACGACTACTCTCTCATTATCCCATTGATTGAGGAATTAGGATCCGTCTCTCCTCGTCAGCAGCGTCTTGTGACTCTGGACAAGATTGAGTTGCGTCTTGCCAAGTCTGCTGGTTCTCTGACTCCATGGCAGATTGAGAAGCCCCTCTTGAAGGACAATGATCCAGATGAGACGATCAAGGTGTTTCGTCGTATCGTCAAGCACTCTCATCCTCTGCTAGTGCTTCGTGTACTGAAGAACAAGATGCACCTGGCGTATCGTGTCAGTGCTCTTGTGGATTCTGGTGTGATGGACTTGGGACAGATTGCTGACTGTCTTGGTGTCTCAAACAACTACCCACTGAGGCTTGCTCATGACTTCGCCAAGGAGTTCGGCATGTCTCAGTGTCAGTGGCTTCTAGAGCAGGTGGTGGACGCTGAGAGCAAGGCCATGGGTGCATCCAGTGCTGATCCTGTTGCTCATGCTGAGATGACGCTTGTGAGAATGTGTTCTAGACTGAGAGCAGTCAGAAGGTCTAGTCGCAACTGAAACCATTGCTTTTCTGATGGCAGACCCTTCTTTTGGTACAGATCTTTCTGTTCCGCTTTGACTCAGTGCTGTTGGCTGCAGTGCCCTCCTACTTGACTGACTCTTGGTCTTTTAAACCATCAATTCGATTTTCTTGCCTCACCTGATGCATCTTGTCGTTAAGATCTGTTCTCAGAGATGTTTTGTCAATACCTTTTTAGAGATCAGGGTGCTTCATAGATGGCTTTTGTTAACGCAGGATCAACCAGTAGTGCAGTAAGCAAGCAGGCTCAGATCAGACGTGAGAACCTGTCCAGGATTATGAATGATCCCTATATGGGTTACTCCAGTATCGCTGAGGCCACGGATGACTGCAAGGGCTCGTCGCAGGTTGAGGTCATGTGTCGTCTACTGAATCGTGAGAACCTGTTCATCTCTGGTCCGGCTGGTTCTGGTAAGACGACTGTCATCAAGCGTTTTGTGGACATGATTGATGCTGTCTATGGTGGTGTGTTCAATATTGCTGTTACTGCCACAACTGGTCTTGCTGCGACTAACATCGGAGGCAAGACGATACACTCATGGTCTGGTCTTGGTGTCATGGAGGAGCCTATCGACATCCGTGCTATGTACAAGTCCAGGCAGAAGTTCTTTGCTCTAAAAGCAGCAATAAGAAGGATTCGTTATTGTGACGTGCTGGTGATTGATGAGATCTCCATGTTACACGCCTACTATCTGGACAACCTTGACAAGATTATGAAGCACGCTCGCAAGAATGATGAGCCTTTTGGTGGTGTTCAGGTCGTTCTTCTTGGTGACTTCATGCAACTTCCTCCTGTTCCGTCCCAGAATCCTGTTGAGGGTTTGAACTATGGTTTCGCTATCCAGGCAGACTCGTGGAAGCAGGCTGGAATCAATCACTGCTATCTTGACAAGGTGCATCGTGCTGAGGACGAGAACTTGAAGCACCTGCTGCTGTGTATTGAGCGCTCCAAGATGGACAGCAAGGCCAGAGCGGTTATTGAGAAGTGCAAGTCCAACAGCAAGGATGAGTCCAAGCAGTACACGACTCTGTTTACTACAAACATTAATGTTGACAGGTACAATCAGAAGAAACTTGACGAGAATCCCAACATCTCACAAAAGTTCTTCCTGAGGAAGGTGTCTGGCTCTGAGAAGGATCTTGAGAAACTCATCAAGTCGAACAACCTTCCTCCACTGGTTGAGTTAAAGACTGGTGCTACTGTGATTGTGACCAGGAACATCACGGATCCTGATGGTGAGATTCTGGCTGCTAACGGTTCTGTGGGTTGTGTTGAGTTGCTTTCTCCGTACAACGCTACTGTCAGGCTTAATGACGGCTCTTTGGTGACGATTGAGTACCAGTCTGCCACTGAGACGAAAAAGGTCACTGAGAAGGCTGAGGACGGCTCTGCTGTGACTATTGAGAAGCAGGTGGCTCAGGTTCTCTACCTACCACTGAAACTAGGCTACGCAATCACTGTTCACAAGTCACAGGGCCAGACTCTTGACGGGATTGAGGTTGACCTGTCACGATGCTTCACACCAGGGCTTGGGTATGTCGCTCTGTCCCGTGTACGCAGTGCTGACAACATGGTCATCTCCAAGATCTCTGATGACGCCTTTGATGTAGATCCTCTGTCCAGAAAGATCAGCACCTACGTCAAGAAGAAGTCACTGGTGTCTCGCAAGGACTTCACTGACAGAGTTGACGAGTACTCGCCTCTGCTTAACGACACCCTTGCCTTGAGCGAGCGTTGGGACGTCAGCACATCTGGTGTGATTCGTCAGCAGATGGATGAGGCGTAAACATAACTTTTTGGTAAAGCATCATCCATTGTGATGACATGAGACTCATCTGTTGGTATGATTAAACTTGGAAAAAGCTGAATGGGCCAATCTACTGACAACAAGAGGAGAGTTGATTCATGGCTGACACGAACAAGGACGCTGTTTCACTACCTAATCTGGATCCTGAACTGGTTATGGATGATAACCAGGTTGGTGAGACGACACCAGCATCACGTCGAGCAATTGTTGGTTCTGCGCCTACTGCTGGTACTCCTGATGACGATGCTGCCACTCATGATGAAGAGAGTAATGACAGTCTGAACGGGAACCAGAACACTACTGATCTGGAGTCTGCATCTTATGCTGACGACAGTCTTGCTCTTCCGGCGTTTGAGGACATCGCAGACGAGGGTGACTCTCTGTCAGCACCACCTCCACCTCCTTCTGTGTCAGACCTGGAGGATGCTGAGGATTCTTCTGAGTCTGATACCCTGAGTGACAAGACTGAGAGCGCTGCTGATTCAAAGGTAGTGCATGACGATCCTGACGGCACTGTAGTTCTGGATGCTCTCAACGAGGACGGGTCTGTCTCTGGTGATTCCTCTCAGAAGGGTTCTCGCCTGAAGGAGACCATGAAGGCTTCTCGTAAGGAGGCTCGTAAGGCTGAGAAGCGTGCCAAGAAGATGAAGGTTGCTGGTTACACGGGCGTTGCTGTTCTGACTGTTGGTGCTCTTGCTGGATTGTTTGCATTTGGTTGGCACCAGTACAAGAGCACTGTGTCAACTGTTCCTACTGCTGTGTCCAAGATCTCAGCATCCAGCAAGGACAACTCTCTGGACCCGTGCCAGAAGTTCAAGCAGGCTGGGCTGGAGTGCAAGACCTCATGGAAGATTCAGGACGGAACCAAGCGTGGTGACCTTATCAGTCAGTCTGTCAAGGCTGGTCAGCAGGTCAAGCGTGGCTCTGGTGTGAACCTAATCTACTCTGACGGGCCTTCTGAGACGACCTTCCCTGAGGTTGTAGGCATGAGTCTTGATGACGCAAAGCAGGCTCTCTTTGAGGCTGGTGTGGACATTGAGGCCATTAACGTGGTTGAGTCTCCTGGAACATCGGAGAACACCGTCACTAAGTCGTCCATCACAGCAGGCGCCAAGGTTGCTAACGGCAACCCTGTAACTCTTGAGGTTGCTAACGGCAAGGTATCTGTTCCTGACTGGAGTGGCAAGACCAAGGACTTTGTTGAGGCTGACGCCAAGAAGAAGGGCGTGAAGATCAAGTTCATTGAGGAGGACAGCAAGAAGACTCCTGGAACCGTTCTCTCTCAGACTCCTAAGGCTGGCGAGAGCGCGTCCTCGACTGAAGTTGTGGTTACTGTCGCCAAGACTGCTGACACCAAGGAACTGACTGTTCCTGATGTTGTTGGCAAGTCAGTAGAGAACGCTCAGAGCGAGTTGGCCGCTACAGGTTTCCAGAAGATCTCAACAGTCAAGGTGGCTAACTGTGCAGTCTCCTCGTCTCAGGTTACTCAGGTGGTTCCAGCAGCAGGTTCTAAGACTGCGAACACGACTGACATCACCATTATCGTGTCGGATCCTGACGCCAAGTGTGGTAACTAGATTCTTTCATCCGCAACATTCTTGAAGAGATTAACTGAGGATGTTGCGGGTGATTTGTGTGCTGAGTGTTATGTAAATCATTGTTCACCAAAAACTTACGTTAATACCGATTGTTTTATTACAATCTGTTATATGACTTAAGGGTTTAATATGACTCAGTGATATTGACTCAGCATATTTTCAGCAAGGGGACACTAAGGGAAGAGAACAAGAAAATCCTTCCAGTTACTCAAAGCAGAATGGGTGGCACAACAAGATCCCAAACTACTATGGAGGACAGGAACGCCCGACCACAAGTTGGACAATCCTCTGTGAAAGGTAAATTTTTAAGGACTCATGACAAAAACCAAGCAGAAGCACAACAACAAGAAGTTTAGCAAGATTCTCATTGGTAGTGCAGCAGTCAGTGCTGTAGCAACCATGTCAATGGCTAGTGGTGTTGCTGTAGCAGCATCGTTTGATGAGAACACTGCCCCAAATACAGATGACACTACCTCACAGAAGCAGTCTGAGGCCGGTAAGCACAAGTACACCAACTCCTACACAGCAACCATTTACGCAACAGGAACAGACGGCGCCAGGCCGGTTCAGGTGGACACATCCTCAACAACCGTTTCTGAAGCACTGGACAAGGCTGGTCTTGACGTCAACGACTTCAAAAGCGCAGACGGTAAGGCTGTTGATGCTGACCACACCCTCAGTAACGGCGAGAAGATGCTGCTGTTCAAGAACGAGGTGTCAGAGGCCAAGACTGAGACTGTTTCTCTTCCGGCACCAGAGACCAAGAAGGAGTCCGCTGACCTGTATGTCGGTGAGACCAAGGTTGAGTCTGAGGGCAAGGCTGGTCAGGCTATCAAGACCTCTGTCTCTGTCAAGGACACTGCTGCTGACGCCAATGTGAACAAGAACTCATCCAAGGTTGCTGACTCTTCTGGCACCAAGGAGAACATCACTGTCGTCACTCCTCCTGAGGCCAAGGTTGTTCTTGTTGGTACCAAGGAGAAGCCTGCTGAGTCGGCTCAGGGCACACCATCTGGTTCCAGTGCAGAGACGGCTGCTGCTGAGGCCGCTGGAATCGCCTCCGTAGCATCCACCAGCAAGAGCGGTGCAAGTACGTCCAGCAACTCGTTGAACAGTGTCCTGTCGTCCACAAGTTCTGATGGCGCTAAGGCTGTTGAGATTGCCAAGGCTCAGGTCGGCAAGAACTATGTCTGGGGATCTGCTGGTCCTGACTCCTTCGACTGCTCAGGTCTGGTATACTACGCATACACCAGTCAGGGCTACGACATCCCGAGGACGGCCTACGAGATTGGATCATCAGCCAAGCAGATCAGCCGTTCAGAACTTCAGCCCGGAGACATCCTGTACACCTCAACCCACATTGGTATCTACATGGGTGATGGCAAGGTTGTTCATGCTGCAACTGAGAGCCGTGGTGTAGTCATCGACAGCATGGACTACTTCTCTGGATACCAGGCAGCCAGGATTGCTCGATAACTCCTGCTACTGAACTAGCACACCAACTAGTACACTGAGCACCCTTGAATCATCTGTTCAAAGCATGATTCAAGGGTGCTCTTCTTTTTTTCTTTGTGAGATAGATCACTACTTACTGACTCGACAAACTCATCACTTGTGGAGTATGATTGACCTTATGAGCAAGAACGACACCAACCAGAGCAACGACCCTGTTATCTCAGAGATTACCTACAAGGGCAACCAGAAGCCCTACAACGTGCATGACTACCTGCGTAATCTCAGTGTTGAGGAGATCAATAGCTTCCTCGACAAGGATCGTTCACCTATGGTGTCAGTCTGTCTGAACCTGACGAACGACTTCAACAAGGCATCGATCATTCGTGCTGCTAACGCTTTTCTTGGTAGTGAGGTCTACATGATCGGCAAGCGTCGTTACGACAAGCGCGGCGCCGTGGGGACCTACCACTATGAGCACATCAAGCACTGCGCTGAGTTCGGTCCTGTTGCTGAGCACCTTCGTCAGAACGGTTACACTCTGGTTGCTGTTGACAACATTCCTGAGTTCAACCCTCAGAATGTGTATGACTCTAAGATTCCTGAGAAGGTGGCGTTTGTCTATGGCGAGGAGGGATCTGGTATTCCTGCTGACATCATCAAGGAGTGTGACATGATGCTCTACATTCCTCAGTACGGAAGCGTTCGGTCACTGAACGTGTCTCAGGCCGCCGCTGTCATGATGAGCGAGTATAACAGGCGCCATCGTCCTCGCTGACAAGTACATTCACAGGTCGAGAAAGTCGAAATTCATAGGCGGAACCAACCTTGGTTAAGATGATTAGAGTTGCACATCTCTATCACTTTGTCAAGGTTGGTTCTGTTTTATGGTCAAGATTGCTCATCTCAGCGACATTCATGCAGGGTATACTGCTACTAGACACCTGAACAGTCAGGGTATTAACATCCGTGAGGCTGACGGATACGTTGCTCTGTCAAGAATCGTCTCTGACTGTATCAAGCATGAGGTGGATCTGGTTGTCATTGCTGGAGACACATTCCATACATCAACACCAAGCATCAGGACTATCATCTTCGTGCAGAATCAGTTCAGACGGCTGGCTGCTGCTGGTATCCCAGTGTACGCTCTTGCTGGCAACCATGACACTGATGACATCCGTGCCAACATTGCTGCATCCAGAGTTCTTGACGATCCTCTCAGAGAGATACACTCACATGCTGAGCCGTATGTTGTTCATGAGGTCGCTGACGGAGTGAACCTGCACATGGTGTCACATCACATGTACATGGACCAGGCTATAACGATGCCTGACATCAAGAGTATTCCTGGAACCATCAACATTTTTACGACACATGGTTCAGTGATTGATCCTCTGCTTGAGATGAAGTTGCACACCGAACAGTCCCCAAGAGAGATTGTCATTCCTGACTGGTTGCTGAAGGATAATGACTGGGATTACATCATGCTTGGACACATTCATGAAAGAGGGTGGGTTGGATCAGCAGATGGTAGCACTGACACATCTGGTACCAGGATTTTTTACAATGGTTCTGCCATTAGGCGTGGTTTTGCTGACAAGCCGTGCAAACTGGGTCGAGGATGGACACTCTGGACTATTGGTGACGACGGCTCGTTTACTTCTGAGATCATGACTGTTCCACAGCGACCACAGTATGACTTCACTCCAATTGACGCCAGCAGTCTTTCTGCATCAGAGGTCACAGACAAGGTGATTGAGAACCTTGTGTCCACCCAACCAGAACAGGGTGCTGAGTTCATTGCTGCTACTGCACCGATTGTCAGACAGAAGATTGAAAACATCACACCAGGCAAGAAGGCGGCACTTGACCTGAAAGCCATCAGCGCTAATGCCACACACACACTGCACTGGGACATGCCATCATCATTCATGTCACGATCAGAAAACTCGTCTGAGAACAGCAAGAAGGTGTCTGAGGACAGAACAGGTAAGAGCAATGCTGACCTTCTGAAAATCTATGACGAGTGGATTGAGGACTCCAACACACTTGATGGCATCTCTGAGGACATGAGAGAGAATGTCTCCAGAAAAGCACGTGATTTCGTCAGAATGGGTCAGGAGGAAGTTCTTTCAGCAGAATAAGTTAACAAGAATTACACTTGATTCTTCTGTTAAATACCTGCTTTAGGATATTTTAGCCCGTCTATTTGTAACTTGAGAGCATTTTTATACAAAACCTTTGAAGGAATAAACAAAACATATGACTAGACAAAAGTACAAGCCTCGCCACAAGAAAGAGACCAAGAGTTTTGTAGGCAGCAGTACAAGAAATGTTGTTGTATCAACTGCTGTAGTGTCAGCATCTCTGCTCTCACTTCCTGTTAACGCCTCTGAAAGTACTCAGGCTTCCTCTGCATCTGCTGTGTCTGGTCTACCAAGCTCCCTGTCTGAGTCCACAAAAGACCTGTCTCAGACATCCTCAGAGGAGATTCCATACAGCACACGAGTGGTCGAGGATCCAGATCTTCCGGCTGGAGTAGAGACAGTTGTCCAAGAAGGCAAGAACGGAATAAAGGCGACTTGGACTGGTACAGACAAGTCCAGAGCAAAAGGTGGTCAACTATCCTCAGTTAGAGTCAGGAATGACGGCATCCTGTCTCTTCCTGTTGAACGTGTTGTTCGTCGAGGAACCAAGACTGAGGTCATCAACGGGGTTGCTGACAAGGTTGCTCAGTCAGAGGCGGAGATTCTTGCTCAGAAGGAGAGAGACAAGGCTGCTGAGGCTGAGAGACAAAAGAATGAGCAGAAGTCAACAGATGTAGACACTGCTACAAACAAGCCAGAAAGCAACAACAACAACCAGAACAGCGACAAGTCATCACCAGTTGCCAGCGTCACAGGAGAGAAGACAGACTGGATGAAGGCTGCTGGTATTCCTGAGTCAGACTGGCAGTATGTTGACTACATCATTGAGCACGAGTCTGGTTGGAACTATCGTGCTGTCAACGCTTCCAGTGGGGCTACAGGTGTTTGTCAGGCTCTTCCAGGGAGCCGTATGGCTACTGCTGGAAGTGACTACTTAGACAATCCTGTGACACAACTCAAATGGTGCCACAGTTACGCCAATGAGCGCTATGGCGGTTGGCAGCAGGCTTATAACGCATGGAGATCTCAGAACTGGTGGTAAGGTTGTTTTAAGGTTGTTGTGTTACTTTTACTACACAACTGAAAACAAATCATACAAGATAGAGGAATAGTTCAAAGTATGAGTTTTACACTCGCTGACTAGGTTGGAGATCTTCTAGAGTCTAGATTCTCTCTCATCATCATCAGCGTCGCCTCCAAGCCGTTGCTGGAGGTACCGGTGTGTCCCTGGATTCCACCCAGGGCAGTGACTGGCTTCGACTGGCGTGTAGCAGCCGAACTTTGCTTTTCTCGTCTCTGACGAAGCAGACAGCGCATTCTCTCTCGTGTTCGAGATGAAGGAGATGTCGCGCGTAGGGCTATCTCTCTGGATGCTGAGACATCACGGTCCAGCGAGAAGCCGCAGGTAGTGCAAACGCCAACTCTCGTCTTTGTGTTGTTAGACACCCGACCACCACAGTGAGAACAGGTCCTTGAGGTGTTGCTGGCGCTTACCTTGACTGTCTTCAGGCCGTAGCGCTTAGCAGTGCTCTCAATCCTGCTTTGAATCTCCGCGTGAGACCAGCGACCGCCTTTAGAGTCCAGCCAGGACAGGTTTTCTAGAGAAACGTGAGCATCATTCTGGTCAGCGATAGATATGATCTGGCTGGCGATGCACTGGATGATCTCGTGCTTGATCCGGGTAGCCTTGGCACCGACTCTCTTCGCCTCTGTACGCAGTACATTAGCGTGCTGGTCTCGGTTGTGCTTCTCGCAGAGATTCGCTCGCTCGTACAGATGAGCAGATAGATCTCGTCTCTGTTGCTCTTTCTTGATCAGTGAGCCTAGCCGTTCTTTGTACTGAGTGTGATATGGAGCAGACCTGTTCTTGTTCTCAGGGTCAATGACTGTAGCGATGAAAGGCTCTACCTTACCAAGATCGACGCCAACAAACTTTTTAGTGTCTCGCTGCTGCGTTTCGTGCTCGATAGCAATGTCAAAGACTATCTGTCCTTTGTTATTCAGTCGGATAGTGGGCCGGCATACCTTGCCGTCACCAAAACGCTCATTATTATCAGGTAGTTTGAGACAGATCTTAGTGAGACCATAACTGGGAGTCTTCACTTGAACGATGACACTCAGCGGATCAGTATCGTCTCGAGATGCTTTAGGGGCGAAGTAGGTATCACAGACCGCCAGATTCAGTTTAGCGCTCACTCCAGGAAGAGACGCTTTACGCTCGCCCTTCTTGTGGTACCTGATCAAGTGAGCACGAACCATACCGCTAGTCGGCTGTGGAGCATTAGGATGGGTGTCTCTGTAATAGGATAGTATTTGGTTTGGTTTTGTTGTGCTTGAGTGAGTGCTCATCACTTGGAATAGACCGACTGAAATCGCATACGCCTCTAGAACGCTTACCACATTAGTGACCAGCATCTCACTCATATTGTGTCTCTGAAACTCAAAGTTGTATCGAGACAACTTCTTTCTACCCCAGGAATTCAGTGATCCAGTTGGCCTGTCACCCTTTAGAGCCTCTAACGCTAGATCGTGAAACTCTGTACTGTTAATTACCTCTCGCTCAGCCTCAGCCATTGAGAAGATCATCTGAGCCAGGTCTCTTTCAACCTGATCTGCATCAACACCATCATCAGTGGTGAACCTGTGCCTGGTCACTGTGTCATAGAACCTCACAGGCTCACCTCCTTTTTGATTGGGTTGACTAGTAGTACCTGTATGGTGTATTATAACGCAGAATGGTTAGTGCTACAAGTCAAGAAAGTGTAGTGGATTAATGCGACTACAGGCAACAGTAAATCAGTTTGATGAGTCACTGGGTGAGTTCAGGGCTGTTGAGACAGGTCTGAGTCTCGGTGAGGTGAGGCAGTCAATTCTTGACAGGATTCGTGAGGATCTTCACTGGGAGGAGGAGAACGGCCTTGACTGGCGTACTCGTGTACTTCATCACGCCACTGACGATCATGCTGCTGATGGGGCTTACAGGGCTGCTGACGATATGCTCTACAGTATGAGTGAGACAGACATTGCTGGTCCATGGTCGTTCAGGACTCAAGGACGGGTAGAGATAGTTTTTGAGGATGATGAGTAACAATGAATGAAGAGCAGAGTAAGGCTGAGCAGACACTGGTCGTTATTGCCAGTGTAGCGGCTCTTGTTGCTGTGCTGCTTGCTGTTGGCGCATCAATGTTGGTTCTTTCACACAAGAATGCTGGTCAGGTGATGGCGCCTGCAAGTCCTGGATCTGCTCCCTCTGTGATTACTGAGCACAACGGGATATAAGAAGCACCACAAAACCTGTACACAACGATCATTTGCAACAAACTTGGTTCTGTTGTGTTGTAACAGGGGCGAGGATTGAGTTGTCCTAAAATTAAAGGAAGGTTGTTCTCTGGATGCAGTTCGTAATAGATGAGTGGCCCTGGGGTCAACCTTTCCCCAAAGGTTCTGGCAGGTCAAAGGGATGGTGGGACAAGAGTATTGGGTTCCACATCTACAGTGCTCCCGCTCTACCTCGTGAACTCAGGCCATATCACTGCAAGGACTTCTCTTTGGGTAGGTGGTATGAGGATGAGATTAACAATGCTGTCATGCCTGTTACTCCGTCTCAGACTCAGTACACTCCTAAGGACCACCAGAACGAGGGTGCTGACGCCATTATCCGAGCCTACAGGAACAATGAACGAGGATTTCTTGAGGCTGATGGTACAGGTCTTGGAAAGACGCTGACAATCCTGTCTGCTGTGTCCAGGATTGCTGAGAGTGAGAGTTATGGCAGACGGCCTGAGGAGAAGGCCAGGGTGCTGATTGTGTGCCCTAAGTCTGTCATTGCTCACTGGAGGCAGACTATCAGATCGTACTCCAAGGCTCTTGCATTCACTCACCCAATGATTGTGAACTACCAGAAACTAGGTAAGTTACTCAAAGAGGAGTCTGCTACTGAGAAGAGTTATCGTGCAACTGGTGGTACCAAGTCGTCCAGGTCCAAGGTCAGGAAGACAGTCAAGCGTAAGAAGAGCACTAAGCGTGCCAACAGGGATCTGGCGAGAAAAGGTGTGCCGAGAACCGACTGGGACTTCATCATCTTTGATGAGGCACATCTGCTGAAGAACTACCCAACGTCCAACACTTCTCTGGCTGCTGTCTCTTTGGCGAGGCTGGAGCAGAGGTACACACCCAAGCAGGACGGCTACCACGCCAGGACACCGTTTGTGATCTACTCCACAGCAACACCTGGGGCCTCCCCGCTGAACCTGTCTGTCATGTCTGGAATCATTGCTCCACACATGAACTCAGGTAGCAAAGGTGAAACCAGTTCTGCATCATCTTCAGGTGCATCAGCAAACCGTTTAGCATCAAGCACATCAAGATCCAGAACCTCTGCATCAAGAGGGCAGTCTTTCACCACCCCGTCAAAGTGGGGGCAGTTTCTTGCTGACCACGGTTTTGCTGTGTCCAGGAGCGACAAAGGTGAGTGGTCCTGGGCGACTGTTCCGTGGTGGGGTAAGACGAGCAAGGATCCTGCTGAGAGAGCAAGGTACTTGAAGGCTGAGAAGCAGGTCAAGGTCAGACAGAGAAAAGACAGCATGGCGATTGGCAGGGCTCTTAAAAACCCTGGTGCTCCATTCATCAGAAGGAGTCCGAAAGACATTGCTGGCTGGCCTGAGCAGCAGGTGATACCGTTTCCTATCAGTATGACTCCTGAGCAGGGAAAGATCTATGAGACTGTCTGGTCCAGGTTCAGGAAGTTCCTCAACCTGGCTCCGTCAAGTCGTGACCCTAAGACTGCTCTGGTTGAACGTCTCAGGTACAAGCAGAAGTCTACTCTGCTCAAAGTGGATGAGATGGTCTCGTTTGTTGCTGAGCAGGTGACTTACGGTAGTCAGGTGTTTATTGCTTGTGAGTTCATGGAGACAATAGATCGCTATAAGGAGATGCTTGAAGCACAGAGGATCAGTGTCACTGAGATCAGCGGTCGTGTCACTGGAGCAGACCGTGAGGAGTCAAGACTGAGGTTCCAGAAGGGTGAGGCCAAGGTGGTTCTGTGTACTGTTCCTGAAGGTATCTCTCTGCACGCTGGGGAGACTCTTCCTGACGGGACTAAAGCGACCAGTGCTCCAAGAATCACTATCCTGCACGACATCAGAGACAACAACGTCACCAACGATCAGATTCTTGGGCGTGCACACAGGGACGGGCAGAACTCCATCACATATGTCCCTTACCTTGAGGACACAGTTGACATGAAGGTGATTGACTCATACGTCAACAAGAGGTCCAACATGAACCAGATGACTGGTGATGACGACGCTGAGGCGTATGAGAGAATCTTCAGGCAGGCTGCTCTGTCGTCAGGGAAGTAGGAGCAGGACAAGAACAGTTCAGTCCGCAAGAGAAATACAAGTAAGATCCAGGTGCAGATACGTGAAAATGATCTGCACCTGGATCCTGTTCTCTCATTTTTTCTCTGTGACTGCGAGCAATTTTGACACTTACAAGCACCGGATTAAACGCCTTTACAAAGATGTGACCCAGATCACTATAATTCTGGCTTGACACTGGTTTCAGAATGGTGCTAGAGTTAAGTCATCACGAGGTCAGAGACAAGACCGATGTGGTTGAAGGTCAAGGAACCAAACATCCAATGACTTGAAGGTCTCCTGCTGGTGAAACAGCGGAGAAGCCAGAGTCATAATAGAGGATAAGGAACTGAGACCGAGACCACAAAGGATGGACTTGACAAGGTTCAGACATCTCTGATATTGTGGAACCACAAGCCGACAAACAAGCAACCAAGTGAGGAGGTCGGGAAGATGAATACGAACATTAAGAACATGTTCAAACAACTGAATATTCACAGTACCGATCTCTGGTGCTTTGAGCGACAGCGACCATATATAGAGTCGCAAGTGCTCATCGGGTACAGGCCCGGTCGGCGATCTAAGTCCTCGTTCTGAGGCAAAGGATCCAAACCAGGTCAGACTTCCGGAAAGCACCGGTCGAGAACAAGTGAAAATGACTGTGACACAGTTCACAGCAAGAACCACTTGACAGAAACGACCTGAGAGATTTAGGATTGAGACATCAAGACGCGACCGAAACAGTCAAGTCCAGGATACTCAAGAAGTCAAAGTGTTCACTAAGGACCCACCGCGCTGGTGGCGAGGTTGAGCAAAGACTGGTAGAGTAGACAACGGGCGAATCTGGTAAGGTCAAGAATCTTGAAACACAATCCTTCTGTGTGACTAGAAGTTCAGGATCCTTATCCCAAAGGTGAGTGAACCAGCGGTCATAACAGAACCAAACTGAATAAGAGGACCACCCCGATCACAGGGTGGAGGAAGACTCAACAGGCGCACCCCGTATTGACAAAGGTGCGGGAACGAAACGCCTGGGATTGCCCCAATCAGGAGGGCTCGTAGATAGGAAAATCCTGTGTCTGGAACGTCGCCAGTCCGTGTGAGAGTCACGCCAAAGGCTTTCACGCAATGTGCAAGGGCTGGCAGGAACTCTGAGGCATTGTCGTGATGACAAGGTTGAGGAACCAGTTTTCGGGCGCCCCTCATGGGGATACAAGATCTTATTCTGGAAGGATAGGGTACTACTGACTGTAAGCACGTCATCACAGGACCAGCGGCAGCAAGACCCCATGACCCATCCAGAATCACACAGGGACACTGGTTGCAAATGAGGCACCCTGTGAAAGCACACATTGCCGAGTAGTTTATACAAGGTTAAAACACTAGAGATGACAAGTTTCTGGTAAACGGGTTCAAGTCCCGTATCGGCAACGATGATGAGCACTGAGACGGAGCGTAGTTCAACGAGAACATCTTGCAGACCACAAGAAGACTCAGGTACAGGAATCCTGACGCCCTACCTCAGGTCAGGTAGTCGAAACTGGCTCAGTGGCTCACCATTCTTCACAACAAGAACCACAACACATTACAAAAAACGGTTGTGGTCTTCGGGATATGGCGCAGTTTGGTAGCGCGCATGTTTCGGGAACATGAGGTCGCAGGTTCAAATCCTGTTATCCCGACGACAAGAGTGCTAAAAAATGATCGACATTTTACATAATAGATTGTCAACAACACATTTTCAAAACTCTTGACACTATTCTCCTGTAGTTCAATGGCAGAACAGGTGGCTGTTAACCACTCAATTCAGGTTCGAGTCCTGACGGGAGAGCCAAGAACAAAACAAACAGATTGCATACACTTTTTTATTACACCTGAGACAAAAATGTATGCAACTATTCATGCTCCTGTGGTGGAATGGTATACACAGCAGACTTAAAATCTGCCTCCCTCACGGGATTAAGGGTTCGAGTCCCTTCAGGAGCACTTTTGTTCACTGAGAACACAATGGTGTATGTGGTGGAATGGTATACACACCAGGTTGTGGCCCTGGGTCCTTTGAGGACAATGCGAGTTCGAGCCTCGTCATACACCCTGATACTGGATGACAAGCCTCCCCCAAAGGGGCGAAATCATCTAGTAGTCAAAAAGTCTTGAGTTGAAGAGACGCGAGTGAAAATCTCGTCAATCCCACATACGGGGTTGTAGTTTGCGAATGCGGAAAGTGCATGTGCAATAGGGATGTGGACAGCAAATCCAGGAGAGCAAGAAATTGCAGCACTACTCTCCTCAGTTCCCCGCAAGGGAGCCATCTTTATGTAGTATCCGACGTCACTAAAACACTTCAACACAAGTAACTCAATTGGCGTGTGGCGCAGTTGGTTAGCGCGGCACTCTGATAAAGTGCAGGTCGTGAGTTCAAGTCTCACCACGCCAACCATAGAATGGAGAAAATGGCAAAATTGGCTGATCCGTCCGCCTCGAAAGCGGTGCTCGTAACAGGGCTGAGGGTTCGATTCCCTCTTTCTCCGCCGTGAATGAGTTGTCAGTAAATGGCTGAATGACGCCATTTTAATAGACGCATTCGTCAATGCCCATGTAGTTCAACTGGAGAGAATACCCGGCTACGAACTGGGAGAGAGCCGGAAGGCCATTGGGGGTTCGAGTCCCTCCATGGGCACCATATATTTTCTTTTGTAACTGACAAAAAAATGCCTGTTGCAGACAGAGAAAAATATGCCGCCATAGTGTAACGAATAACACGTGCTCGTCCGAAGGGCATATTCCGGGTTTGACTCCCGGTGGTGGCACGACTGAAAGCATCTTGACAAATTTTTGTGTGAGTGTTTTCTCATTTGGTGGGTTGGCCGAGTGGTTAGGCGAGCGCCTGCAAAGCGCTTTTACGTCAGTTCAAATCTGATACCCACTTCTGCGGAGTAGAGGAGTTCGGCTGTCCTCGTGACTTTCATATGGTCAAGATCGCGGGTTCAAATCCCGCCTCCGCCACTAGTCGATTCCTTGTGAAAGGTGTTGACTTAGCAACTCTAATCCTACTATAAGAGTTGCAAAGCAATCAGTGAAACAGGCAAGTGGACAGCAGTGCTTCTAGGGCGTCTTGAGAATATTCTCTAGATACAGGTGAATTTTAGTTACTTGTCGTCATTCCTAATTGTGTAAGACCCTAGCGCTCTTTTAAAATCCTTTACCTATATTTGATTTTAAAGCATGTATGAGCAACCACCTGTACGGCTTCTGTATAAACCCAAAAGCCTATGTTGATGTAGGATACATGTGACAGGTGGACAATGGTCGTGTAACTCAGTTGGTAGAGTACCTGAATGACTCTCAGGAGGCCGCAGGTTCGAGCCCTGCCACGACCACGGAAGGTAAGCGAATGGTTAGCAGCCGCTTTGGAACAGCGGTGCTCTGATAAAGGGTTGCGGGTTCGATCCCCGTGCCTTCCGCCATTGGCACATCATATGAAGACAACATGGATGAATTAGAGAGTAGTGATTTGAGTAAAATTTACTCTCACTTCTTCTACATGCGACCATACATCTTGCATATGTGACCACAAACACACTGAACTTGAGTTGACATGCTCTTGGATGGTGTGCTAGGATTGAGTCATCAAGCAAGGGAGTTGACAACCCAGTCATCTTCTGGTAGACTTTCTTGCACATGTTGTTTGAGAACTAGATAGTGGTTTGCCAAGAATGCTGACTTAGCTCAGTTGGAAGAGCATCCGGTTGAAGCCCGGAGCGCAGAGGTTCGATCCCTCTAGTCAGCACTAACAGGCATGGCTGATAAGTTCGGGCGACCGGATGAAAGACTGCTCAGAGGTTAGGGGCAGTCGCCTTGGATCCCCATGAGGGAATGAGGTACCCCATGCAATGCGAACGGTCCAACGCATGTGTCATCAGCGTGGCGCATGGACCCCTAAGCGCAGTCGCAGGTCCAATGGAGAATTCTGAGGACACGGTACGGCTCAGTACCTCAATGCGACCAAGGCGACAAGGTTGACTGTTCGTAAGGCGATGCTGGTACTCCTTTGTGGGTGTCAGCGAAGTCCGAGACCCTGCTAGGTCAAGGGCGACAGCCATCGAGTACATGAGCGGGTAGGATGGCCCAGGAGTGTGCAGGAATGACACGGGTAGCACCAAGTCTAGGGAGTGTGAGGATTTTTGTGGGCCAAAAGCCTATGAACCTCTAGGGAAGCACATTCTCATAACCTTTACATGTTTTTGCAAAAGACTTCCCTGATTACTGGATGAAAATGTCCTAAACCTGACGGCCGTATGGTCAAGTCAGGCCGGGTTGAGATCGCAAGTCTCATTCTGGTTGGGTAGTTGGAGGTGCAGCCCAGCAGGTAGCTCCTGTTGAGTGAAACATCCCACCCGAGTAGTCCACAGTAATCTACAGAGTGATTCACTTAAAGAATCGGGCATGACGTTCTATCATGGTACGCCTGGAAACAGGGTGCTGTGTGGACAAGCAGGCAACGCGGTAAACGTGGTAATCCTGACGAAAGGAACGTTGGAACAAGGTATAGTCTCAGCCTTCTCAATCTTACAATTGGTACCGTAGTTCAAAGGGAGAACGCTGCCCCGTCAAGGCGGTAATGCGGGTTCGAGCCCCGTCGGTACCGCTGTCCCAAGATATACACAAAACTTGGAAACAAATTGGCCTATAACTCAATTGGCAGAGTGACTTGCTGTTAACCAGGCGGTGAAGGTTCGAGTCCTTCTGGGCCAGCGCAAATGATCACCCGGTTTGAGAGACCGTACTAGCCAAACACAGTCACATAAGGTTGGTGATCGCCTGACTTGTGTACTGCGTGTCCTGAGTGTGCTCTCAACATGCTCGCAGTTACTTATGGCCTGGTCCTGAGGATACGATCAGGTTTCTTGGAGGGTTCGCATAGTCCGGCCAATTGCACTGGTTTGCTACACCAGCGAGGTAACACTCACGTGGGTTCAAATCCCACACCCTCCGCCATCACACACGCACCAAACATGTGTGAAATGCCCTGTTGGTCTAGTCTGGTTAGGATGCCTCCCTCTCAAGGAGGAGATCACCGGTTCAAATCCGGTACAGGGTACGAGACGCAGATGAGGACTCCATCAACGGTGCTGAACTAGCCGGGGGTCTGCGCGGGTGCCCTCTGTCATCAAAATCGCCTTTCTGTGAGGTCAAGGAGTAGTTACCCTGGGGCAGAAGGAAGGAATGGTGACATGGTTTCATATCCTGTCCTCCACCTCCACAGCAGATTCTTTCAAGGGTACCTAATTTGGGAGAATTGAGTCCTTCGGGACGTGTGACTGGGACGTGTGACCTCATGAATGTTCTAGACAGGAGGTCGTCTGGTGCCATGGTGGTATGCGCATTAAAGATGGTTCGAGCCCATCCGCCAGATCTACCCGACAGAAACCCTGGCGGCTTTGTGTACAGTGCCGCGCTACCCAGGGCTCGCTTTTTTTAGAGAAGAGTTCTGTACCACCTTTGTTCATAAAAGAATAAAGGGTCGGCGAGACATTTTCTGAAAATGCTAGGGCAGGCTCGAAAACTGTACACATTAACGCCTCCGTAGCTCAACAGCAGAGCAGCGGCCTTTTAAGCCGAAGTGAGTAGGGGCAGCACCTACCGGGGGCACGACTTCAAATTCTTTCGTTATAATGTGAATTATGAACGAAGACTTGAAAGTATGCGGCATTTACGGCATTTTTGACACACTTACAGAAGAATGTCTCTATGTAGGTCAGTCAAAGAATATTCATGAGCGCCGCCAATCTCATTTCAAGCGTCTTCGTGGAGAAAGACACCTCAAACCATTTACAGAATGGTTTGTCAGCATTGGGAAAGATGAATCCAGGCTGGATCTCAGGGTTCTTTGCAGATGTTTTGATAATGATGACATCAAGAACAAACTTGAAATCTTCTGGTTCAATGAACTTCACCCAAGATTCTATGGTGCTGTCCCATCTATTAATAACAGGTGGTCGCACTCTGAAGAAACCAGAAAGAAGATTAAGGGTTCTCTTTACTGTGGACCTTATAAATACATGTGTCAAATGTGTGGCATTGATTTTGAATCTCAGAGAAAACGCCATCATAAGTCATTCTTTTGTTCTAGTGAATGTGCACATAAGTACGCACAATCTCAAAAAAGAGATAAATTAGTTTATGATGATGTTTTAAGACTTTACCTTTCTGGTATGAGTCAGGTTGAACTTTCTAAAAGTTTTAATGTCTCTACGGCAACTATCTCAAGGTTCATGAGAGACAATGGTATCTCTACTGGATACAAGCGTCATGATCCTGGATTGAAGAGGAAGTCCGGGAAGACAAACAATGCGGATGTGGTGTAACGGTAGCACAAGACCCTTCCAAGGTTTTAGAGCGAGTTCGAGTCTCGTCATCCGCTCTGCTGTTTCTCACCTGGTTAACTATGTGACATAGTTCACAGCACTCTCGGGTTGACATGTTCTCTCAATCCGGCTACACTGGTGTCATCAAGCCAGGCAGGGGCGATCCTCATAGGTCCTGGCAACCATGAATCATCGAGTGTTTTTCAAACACTCCTTGAATTATGGTTTCGTAGATTGTTAACTATACAGGGAAACACTCAAATCCGCCTAAAGCATTAAGGTGATGCACTCGGCTCTTACCCGAGGGAAGAATGGTCAGTACATTCTGGGCGGACGATCACCATAGCACCAGGTTTTGACGTGGCCGGTGCTGCCTCATCTAGTTTAATGACAGAACGCCGCGTGTTCACACATGCACGGGGAAGACAGGTTTGATTCCTGATTGGGGTCGTCGTCTGTGATTAAGGTCATGCGGGATTAAGATATGTGTGCACCCCTTGACTTGCACGTCAGTTTCTTCGGAATGTAGCTCAGGTGGTAGAGCGCTCGCTTTGGGAGCGAGAGGTTTCGCGGGTTCGAGTCCCGCCATTCCGACTGGGTGAACCGGAAGAAACTCGTCCGCGGCATGGGTTTTCTTCTACATAGGAGTTGCTGTCAGCACTTGTGGACGCACAGGGGCGGGCAGCCGAATGAGTATGGTGAGTGGCTGTAGTATTAATGGTAGAACGCTTGACTGAAATCAAGAAGACAAGGTTCGATTCCTTGAAGGTCAGCCCAATTTCTTGGTAGTGTGTGCCGAGCGGCGAAGGCAGCGGTCTGTAAAACCGTTACATTGGAAACACCGGGGGTTCGATTCCCTCCACTACCACCACTATGCAAGAAACTCGCGCAAAACTGGCTACCAGCGCGTGAACAGTGAGGGTTCGACTCCCTCATCGAGTGTTGCCGACTCGGGGCGGTTCCCTGATGCTTGCATGGTTTGCTCTTCTTTTGGGGGGGTTGGTGTAATTGGTAACATACTCGGCCTGCAACCGGGAGCCACGAGATCATCCCTCGTACCCTCCACCAAAATCAAAATCTCCAGCAAAGATTTTCAACCCGCTTCACTGGAAACAACCCATGGAAAGGACCCAACATGGATCGTCAGCAGGCAGCAAAGATTCTTGCCAAGAAGATTATCTCAGATGTTATCAGTGGTGCGTCAGATGAGTGGATGCTAATTTCTGAGATGCTTGAAGAGCATTCTTTGGACAATGATGAAGTGATTGATGAGGTTCGCAGTGAGATGGCTTCTTTCTCTGACTCTGTTTGCCCATATGACAGCAAGATTAGTGAAGCCGTTGAAGTTCTTTCTGCTTGATAAAAGTTTTCCTGTATTATGCTTACATTTAATGATCTGGAGTAGGTGTGGTACAGGCTTGCTCGTTTAGCTCAGTCTGGCCAGAGCTGCCGGCCTACACCCGGTGTAGTATTAGCGGGGGTTCAAATCCCTCAACGAGCACTTTTTGCCGATGTAGCCAAGTGGTAAGGCACCTCTCTCATAATGAGGTCATCGCTGGTTCAATTCCAGCCATCGGTACTCATTCCCCCTTGGTGTAGTGGCAGCACAACTGACTTTGGATCAGTTAGCCCAGGTTCGACCCCTGGCGGGGGATCCAGGATGAATCCAATAAGACATAGTATTTCGAGAGGTGTTTTCGTGTCTGCGCAAAATTTCAGACCTTGGCGTGAAACCTTAGATGAGATACTGAAAAACATGTCTCCGCAGGAACGTCAAGAATTTGACACAAATGTTCTCATGCGTCGTCAGATTCTTGAAGAGAAGATTCGTCAGTACAACACACAGCATCATGGTCAAGAGACTGATGAATTTGATAGTGTGTGAGTAAAACTTTTGCCCTTTGGTGTAATTGGCAACACGACTGAT